TCGTCAATGCTGCTCATGCAGAAGTCACCACCTTCCAAACGTCGCTTGCGATCTGGTCAAATATCGGCTGAATGGCAGGATTGATGTAGTCTCGACCCTGCACGTAGCCGCCGGTACCCGTACCGTGGCCGTACTGAAGCATGATGGCGATCGGCGCACCACTGACCACGTGACTATTCGTCCATGTGATTGTGGCACCCCGCCTGGAGGTCGTTACTTCATACCCCCAGGCGGCAGCCGTCTCGCCTGATTCTCGTGGTGTAGCAGACGCCAGGGCTTGTACACCTTGACGCCCATACTGCTCAAGAACACTCTTGAGAGAGTTTCCCAGCATTGCCTTAAGGAAGGAGTCGGTCCGATTGAAGTTTCCGCTAGATGAAAACGAGATCATTCCGACTCCTTCCTCTCTTACTGTGCAGGAATATCCGTCTGCGGAAGATCCTCTGCCTTGAATGCGTCAGGCGTAGACTTGGGCAGCAAGCCTTCCGCCTTCTCAGCCTCAGTCGCCATCACCGCATCTCGCTGATTGACGATATAGACTTCGGGAACCTGATCCTCGGGAGGCTCAGGGGTGTTGTCCCGCTCAGGTGGCCGAACAGGCTCCGGAACGTGAGGAATGGGAGTTGGCGGAGCGAGCTTACGGGGCTCGTCTACCTCGGCATCCTTCTTCTTTGCCATGGGTTTCTCCTAGACGTGAATAATGTAGTTCATCGCGACATATGGCTGGAGCACGTTTGCCGGAGAGCTACCGCCATTGTTCACATTCGATGCAGTCGTTCCATCGGTTGTGAAACTGTGCGTGTGATTACCGTCAGCATAAATCTGGTGGTTGTGACCGCCAGCGTTATATGTCTGGATGTTGTGGGTGTGCCCACCATCATTGCCGATACCGTGAGTGTGACCACCAGCGGTGTTCGTCGAGCCGTAGCCGATTGACGCCTGGTTGGTCGAGTTGATCACATACGCAGCGGTAGCAGCCGTGTTCCTCTGGAAGAGGTTTCGAGTTGCGTTCGTCGTCTGATAGGTCATGAACCCATCAAGAGTCGACGAGCCATGAGCGTGATCACCCGAATATCCAGTACCACCACCGTGGGAGTGCGTACCCTGGTTGTCGGTGTATCCCGTGTGGGAGTGATCACCAACGCCAGAGGTCCAGTCACCATGGCTGTGATAGCCGTTCTGCGACGTACCACCGGTGTGGCTGTGCGCAGTCTGCGCGTGGGTGTGGACCGCCATCTCCTGCACGGTCTGGACGTGCGCCTTCTCGCCACCAGTCTGGCCGAGAGCAGCGAACTCCGTCTGTGCCGAGTCGTATCCGACAGGAATACGACCCTTCAGGTTCGGAAGGTTGAAGGTGGTCGAACCGTCACCGCCGCCATAGGTCGTACCGATCGCGTTGAAAAGACTCGCGTAAATCGTTCGACTGACCGCGGTACCGTCACACAATAGCCACCCATTCGGAGCAGCAGAACCGGCGAAGGCGGAAACGAGACCCGTCAGAGCCGCAGCGGCAATCTTCGCACCGTCGTCGCGAGCCTTGTTCAGGGCCGCCGTAACGTCGCTCGAAGCCAGAAGGGCAGTTCGAATCTCGGGAGGAAAGTTGTACCCTGCGTCTACCGCGGGGTAAATATCGTATGGCCCAGCCATTAGGACTCCAGTCGATAGTAGCCGGGTACGGCTGTGGGTGTGAGACGGCTCTCAGTCGGAGCCTGATAGAGACCATCATCCGGGCTACCGATCAGATCACCCGTGCCATCCTTCTCCAGAACCAGGTCACTCAGACCACGACTCGGGTTCGCGAAGATCGACAGGACAACCTGCGGGATCTCGAACAGCGCAAATATCTCATCGATCGACAGCAACTGAGGCGCGAGCGTCTCCGAACCATAGAGTCGGTCTTCGACGTAACGAAGAAGCCATGAAGCCGTCTTGGTGGAATCGATGATGAGATGTGCAATCGGAGCAAACGATCCGATGCTATTCGGCCGCTTCGGCACCGTCGTGAAGTTCCACGTGAACTTGCTCGGATCAATGTTCGATCCGGCAGATCCGTAGTCCTTGTCCGAGGGCTGAGCGAGAGCGTTGTAGATGATGTGCAGCTTGTAGCCATGATCGATACCGTCGATGTCGTTACCAACTCGAGTTCGGTAAGAGAGTGCGAACGGCTTACGTCGCTGTTGCGGAATGAGCAGGCCAGAAGGAAGAGCGGCTGTACCGTCGTGATATGCAAACTCGTCAGGATAGGTGAACGCTTCAATCGTCCCCTGGAAGTCCTCGCGATCGATCGTCTGCAGGTACTTCACCCCATCAAGGTAATATGCCGAGACATCCGCGCCCGGCGAGCTCTCCTTGACACTCGTCAGACCGTTCCACGGCACGCCAATACCATCGGTAGTGAAGAGAACTCCACGATCGACACCTGTTTCGAATAGGCGACTGCCCACACTATCCCACGAAAGACGGGGCATACGAGTTCTCCTTCCTATCCAGTAGTGTTGTGCTGCGAACGACGCTGCTGATTCAGCAAACGACGCTGTGCCGCGGCATCCTTGAAGCTCATCTTCTTCTGCGGCTGATTCTTCTTGTTGATGACCTTGATCAACGTTGTCAGTCGATTGAGATGCCAATACTGGCACTCGAATGGTACGTTGAGCGAAACCATCCAGTAGTAGATGATCTCAGCAGTGATGACTTCCTGGCTGCGGGCTGTCTGTCCTGGAAGTTCATTGAACCACGTCGCCGTCATCTTTGCGTCGATGTAGTTCATGACCTTCTCAATGTCCTCGTTCGAGAGATTCTGAAAAACCTCCGGAGGAACATTGGGGTCAAGAGCCATACATTCGACGTAGGCAATCGTCTCTTCTGAAGTTTTGCGTTCCGCATTAAGGAACGGCTTTTCGAATCGCGACTCCCATTTTGAAAGAGAGGCGAGAGAATGCTCTAACTCGAGACGGGTCCCGTGGATAGTGACGAATTCTTGTGTAGATTCATCGAATCCTTCTCTTGCTCCGACGTCAAGAACGAGCAACTCTCGCCTCCCTTCCTTAGTTTTCGCGAGGCGTCCCTCGACGCTTTACTTCAGTTCACCGCCGAAGTTGAGTCCGACAGCGTTCAGCTTGACACCCTCGAGCTGACCTGCGAGCTTCGAGATGGCCTCACCAGCGAGGTCTTCCTTCACGTATGCAAGCGTGACATGCGCCTTGAAGTCGAGGAAGGTGTCAATGTGAGGAAGGAAACGAAGTCGACGGTTCGCCTCACCGAGATCGGTGTCGGTCTGCAGCTTGCCCACGACGCACTGATACGGCTCGCCGTACTGCGGTGGGAAGGAGTCAACTTCTTCGATCGTTACAGAGCTCAGGTCGAGGCCGTCGAGCAGCTCCTTAATCGATTCCTTCTGATTCTGGGCTGCATTGTCGTCCGGAGTCAGGCCGTAGAGCAGGGTCACATGCGCCTGCACCTCACCGACCGGTCCCTTGACATAGCGCAGCTTCGGGTTGGAGGAACTGTAGTACCAGTCCTCGCTATCTCCGAGGATCCCCGAGACATCGACAGGGTCGACATCGAGCATGACGGCACCGAAGTGTCCAAGCTCCATACCAATCCGCTTATAGATCTGCGGATAGTCATACGCGGTCTTCGGCTTGTCTTCTTGCTCGTCAGTCATCAGGTTTCTCCTTGAATTGAAAGATTCGGGGAGAGGGAGTCAGCTGCCAGGGTAGACACCTCTGACTCCCTCTCCTTACGCCAATTACGGCGTGTCGAACAGCGCGAGCACCTCGGCGGGCGTCGGCAGCTTCGCCTTCTCGCCGGAAGCAGTGCCACCGTAGAGAAGGGTCTCGAGCTCGGCGAGGGCAGCAGAAGCCACCTTGGTCGAGTCGATGGTGAGGATGGCCGAGGGCTTGAAGCCCGGAACCTCGACCGGCGTCGACGTGAACTCCCAGCTGAAGGAGATCGCCTCGGGCGAGTCGTTGATCGTCGCGTACGCCTTCTCAGACGGCTGCGCGAGCAGGTTGTAGGCCAGGTGGAGCTTGTAGCCGTGGTCCGTACCGGCGATGTCGTTGCCGAGTCGCGTGCGGTACGAAAGGCCGAAGGTCTGCCGGGTCTGCTGGCCGACGGCAACACCGTCAGTCGGCGAGCCGGTACCGTCGCAGGCAGCGAACTCCTCCGGGTACGTGAAGGCCTCGATCGTGCCGCCGAACTCCTCGGCAGAGATGAGGTTCAGGTACTTGATGTTGTCCGCGTACTGCGGGGAAGCCTCGGCGCCCGACGGGCTCTCCGTGACCGTGGTGAGACCGTTCCAGGCCACACCCGTGTCGTAGACTCCCTGCGCATTCGGCAGGTAGAGGACACCATGATCGACACCCGTCTCGTAGAGACGCTCACCGACCTGATCCCACTTAATTTCAGGCATTGAAATTTCTCCTAGAAGTAGAGGCTGAATACATCATGGTGGAGATTGTCCGAGGTGAAATGCCGATTGAAGACTGTCATCGGAAGATGCGCAACCTTCTCTGGAATATCACTATCAGGATCTGTGTCCATGACGGTCACCTGATACCGCTGAGTGTAGCGGTACGGGCCATTATCGGCGAACGATGTACGAGCCTGGTCACGTGAATATACGATGCAGGGGTACGCCATTCGGAGACTTGCAGGAGGCTGGAAATAGACGTTCCCGGAGCTGAGAGTCTTCTCAAGCAGAGCCTGGAGTTGTAGCCGTTTCTCCATTGTACACTCCCCCCAACTGCAAGAGCAGGCGGGGACTCTTCACTTCGACGTTTGAAACCGTCCAAAGAGTCCCCGCCCACCGAATATAGCGGATGGCAAAGAAGTGGTCATTGGCATAGGCGTCTGCAACGACACTGATTGAGTTATTGACGGTCAGATCATTATTGACTGACTGCCCTTCCTTCAACTGCCGAGTGTTTCTGAGCACGTCACCGCGGTACTTTCGTTCCGTAATAACGTCTTTCCACACTCCAGGCTTTGTCTCTACAGACTCTCCGTAACCGATGGAGCCATAGAACTTTGCCATGTGTTCAGCTCTGGATACTACGCCGTGTAGACGAAGGTCCAGGTGCGGTTGGTGTTCGGCGGGAAGGAGTAGCCCTGCGCCGGACGGGCCTCGACCTCGGACGTCTCGTTGATCGTCACGTCACCGGTCTGGTCAGTACCCTCGATGGAGTAGATGACACCCGCGGTGGTCGGGATGGTGATCTTGTGAGTCGTGCCGTTGTAGGACGGGCTCGTCGGGGTGACCGAGATGCCGACGGTGCGCTTGATGACCAGAGCCGACTTGGGCTTGGTCGGGGCGCCCGACACGCGGGTCTCGATCAGGTACTTGAACTGGTTGTAGTCGATGTCGAAGTCATCGAACAGCGACACGTCGCCGCCGCGGTCCGCACCCAGGGTGTAGTCCGCGAGGTTGACGATGATCGCAACCAGGTCAGGGTTGTCCTCCATGGCCTCGACGACCACGATGCTGTCGACGCGAAGAGCCGCAGCCAGCTCCTGCTCGGTCGCGTACAGGCGACGGCCCACCTTGTCCTTCTGGAGGATGAGGTCGGTCAGCACACCGTCGGTCGTGTAGAGCGTCGGGATGCCGGTGCCGCGGTAGAAGCGACGGGCGCGAAGGATCGCCTCGACGATGGTGTCGCCGGTGAGGTCGTTCGCGATCGTGATCGAGTGGGAGTACATGTCGACGTCGTACGCGATCGGACGGATGTGGTCCTGATCGATGGCGTCCTCGTCGTCCGACTCACGGCCGTCACCAACGAGCACCGCACGCGCGAGCTCCTCGTCCAGCATGGCGCGCATCTCGGTCTTGAGCCAGGCCACGACGTCGAGGTCGGTGATGTCGATGATGTCATCACGGTCGAGCTTCTGCTTCTTGTAGATGGTCGTCGGCGTGGTGACACGCTTCAGCATCTTGACGATCTCGTCCTTCTTCAGGTTACCCTTCACGTAACCCTTGGCACGAGCCTCTTCAGCAGTCAGGTCCGCGGCCAGCGACTTGACCCGCGCGAACGGGGAGTGCTTGGTGCCGTTGATGACGTTCTGGACCCACTCGGTGCGACGAGCAATCAGCTCCGGGTTGTTCGAAGCCGCCTGAGCGTCCGGGAACAGCACGTCGATGTTCTCGATACCGTACTCGGCCGCGTGGGCCATGAACGAATCCTTGAACGACCCACCGAACTTGGCGGTGTCGTCGATGATCGTCTTGAGCTCGGCGTGAGAAAGCGAACGCTTCTCGTCCTTCTTCTCGTTCTGCTCGAAGACGTTACGGGTCGTGGTGCCCATGCCCTGCTCCTCCATGTGCTTGATGATGTTCTCGGACACCTGACCGATGAGTTCGTCGGTGTCCAGGTCGCTGTGCTTCGCCGTACCGTCGCCCTCGTCATCAACGGCGGCGCCGATCATGTAGTAGACGGCCTGCTTCTGCTCGTCGGAGAGCGTGTCGAAGATCTCGGCAATGCTCTTGTCCGACGAGTCGGTCTTCTCCTTGGTAGCGGTGTCCGCCACGGTGGTAGTCCCTCCGGTCTTGTTAGCGTGGACAAGTGCCTCGCTAATCATGTGGTGAAAGACCTCACGCTGGTCATCATTGAGGCTCTCGAGAACCTCGGGGATGTCCAGATCGGCCGTCTGCTCCTCTTCGGCCTCTTGACCGATGGCGAGCTCCTCCGCGTTGAAGTCCGAGTGCTCAAGGCTGAGACCCGTGTAGATGACCGCCTCGTCGATCACCGGCTCCATAGAGTCGCCATGGACAATGTTCGGATTGTCGATGACGGCACCAGGATTGGCACCGGAGAGGACGAGACTGACCTCCTTGATGTCTCCATGCATAACGTTCTTCCCCTTCTGGGTCAGATTGTTCGCATAGATCGACAGCGACTCGATGTCCCCGTGCTTGACAAGGGTCTTCGCGTGCTTCCCGTAGTCGGAATCGTTGAAGAAACCGTACGTGTAGATTCCCTGGTCGCGATGCTCGAGAATCGCGTAACCCAGAGTGTTGATCGGCTCGTCGTGCTGGTGCTGCCAGACGAGCGGGACCTTCATCTTGTCCTGATGCGCGAACGCACCATCCATAATGGTACGGCCATCAGAGCAACGGATGTTGTTCTTCGTGGCCCAGCCGCTGAAGTCGGCTTCCATTTTGAAGATCTCCTTTCTTAACTCTCGCGCCGCTTCCGGCGAATAGGGGTAATGCCGAACGTGGCAAGGTGGTTCTGTACCTTGGGATCTGCCTGAGCAAGAGCCTGATCAATGACCGGGCTTTCGAGCTCAAGCGGAGCCTTCGGAGGAACAGGTGTCGCCTTTAACGTGCCGACATCGACGGATGCCTGCGGAGCAACAGCAGCTTGAGGCATGTTGCTGTTCAGCAGCTTGTCAGCCTTCGGGTCACTCGAGGGCTTAAGTCCGATCTTCGCCCGAATCTCGTTCGAAGACATAATCTCGTTCCGAGCAAACTTGTCGGCGATCTCAGCGATGGTGCCGACGGGAACGAGCTTAAACGGGTCACGGAAGTACTGAATCGACTGCTTCTGAGACCTTGCGGTCTTGGACAGGAACGTTCGCTTCATGCCTTCAGTAATGGCCTGAAGAATGGGATCGATAGTGCGGTTGTAGTAGTTCAGCATGACTGCTTCGCTAGCCGTACCATTGAATACTTCAGGAGTAAGACCCAGCTGGGCATAGAGCATGTTCGTAAGGTACTCGACCTGCTTGAGCATGTTGTTCTCAACTGGACGATTGAGCTGGGTGATCTTTTCGGTACCATCCGTATAGGCAATACCGTACTGAGATCCCTTCAGCTGCATCTCGATGTCCTTGCGTCGAGCCTCGGCCTGCTGTTGGCGGGCTTCGGTCTTGATGACGTAAGGAAGCTGAATGATCATGTCGAGTTTGCCGGAACTTGCCTGCTCGTCCACCGAGTCGAGATACCCGAGCTTGCGAATAAGACGCTGGAGCGTCCCGTTCTGCTCGTTCATCACGCTGAACAGTGGATTCTCCACAATCGCGACATAGTCCTTAGCAAGAGTAATCTCTTCCTTACGACCGGTCGCCTGGTTGTACACCAGAACGCGAACGTGACCAGGGAACCACGCAGTGATCTCGCCGACCCGGAGTGTCTTGACGTCAAACGCCGAAGAAGACTCAGGATCGATCGTGGTCTCTACAGGAACAATCGCAATAACGCCCTTGTCGAACAGCGACATCACCATGTCCTGCCGGAACGCTCGTGCACCCTGATCAATGTTCGCCTCGAGAGTGAGGCAGTTGTTCAGGCCCGAATCGATGGTAGCAATATACTGCCCATCATCATTGACTCGGACATGATTAATGTCGATGCCAGATGCGTCGATTCCGATCCGGTTGTAGATGGAGGAAACGATCGATCGATCGCCGAGATTGAGCCGAACTCGATCAGGACGGGTCGAACCATAGGTGTAGCCGAAGCTCGTCTGCGCCTGAATACGATTCCGATCTTCACCGGTAAACGCATCCCATGCATGGGCTAGGCGATCTCGAAAGGCCATATCTCACCTCCTTTCTTCGTGATCGGCGACTAGCTACTGGCGTAGCGGTCTACTGCGTCCCAGAATTCCTTGTTACTCTGGTCGGTCAGCTCCTTGGCGGTGGAAAGGTTCGCGTTGTACACATTCGTCATGTGCACATCCTTCGCCTTACCCAGGATCTCCTTGGCCTTCGTCTTGCCGAGGGTCTGCTTGTCCACCTTGTACTGGACCTTCGCCACCCTCAGCTCAGAGCTCGTCTTCGCGACGTCCTGGCGGGCCTTGAGGATCGTGGCATCCCGGTCGTCACTGGCCTTCTGCTTGGCAGCGACCCTCTCAACGCGAGCCTTCGCCTTGTTAACACGCTCTTCAGCTCGAGAAGGTCCAACCTTGCCGCCGGAACCGCCGCCGCTGTCGTCCTTCCTTCGCCCCCACTTCATTCCCGGAACACCGAAGTGCTCGAGGAACTCTTCGACCGAAGTATCGGTGTCAGGCATGTTCCTTCTCCTAATTTTGAGCAAGCCAGAGATTTGTCAGTTCAACTCGACTAGCATCAGTAACTACTGAAAACTCTCGAATCTCACCGGTATCTGGATTCACTGAATAATATGGGTCGTAGTCTCCCTCGACTGGATCAGATTCATCAATTGCCGTAACAAGATACAGATCTCGATACTTCAAATAGAAGCTAACAGTCCTATTGGGAAACTGCTTTTGGGCTGCTTGAACAGCTTCTTCTTGACTAAGCATTTGTCACCCACTTACTCAGGAAGTCCTTATTCATATACATAGTGTCTAGTCGACTAAAGCCTGCTCGAGCGACACTACCTACACCCTGATTCAAGGCTTCAAGGGAATCATACTTGTCGCCGCTTTGAGTGTCAAAGACCACAGGCTTACCGTTGAATATCTCATACGCTAAGCTATGGCCACCTCCACCAAGCCAGTGAACCGACAACTCTCCTCGAGATCCGTCGGGCTGTGAAGAAAGCGTGTCGAAGATTGACTTCGGACTAACAATCTCCCGCTTACCAAGCTGAGTACCAGGAATCTTCATTCGCCCATTATTACTAGCCAGGTAGTTGATAACCTTATCGTCTTCTGAAGGATTCTTCAGCGAACGAGCGATAATCGACACCTTACTAGTCGAATGGGTCTTACCTTCAGTCAAAGCGTTGAATAGACCTGTGGAATTCTGACCAGTACCGCCAGTAGTGCGAGTTGCGCGAACATCGTAGCCTCGACGACGTAGCTCATAAGCAAATGTCGCTCGGCGACAATTTACCTTTGTGCCAGGCGCCCCGTAATTAGGATTGATGCCCTTTACGACATTCTCGAATACGCTATCTGGGTCCTTGAACTCGCTAAACTTCGGGTTCTTCTTGAAGTCCAATGGCTGACCCTTGACCAGCGCCTGACCCTTTGCAGCGAGCCTGTTGAACTCGCCACTTTGTACGCCAGAATATACAACCGCGCCAATCACTACCGCACCGACAACTGCCGCGCCGATAGCGACCTTCTTCTGCGTGTCTGTCAGCTTGCCTTGGCGCTTCGCTTCAGCATCCTTGAGCGCCTGATCGCGATACCCTTCGAGTTCGCGTACGCTACTCGCTTGGGCTCTGCGACCAATAGCTGATCTCGGCGTTTGCGCCTTCACCTGAGTAATCTGAGCGTCGTATTGCTTCGCCTGCTCTTCATACTTACCGGCTTTGGCATCACGCTTTGCCTGGACTACCTTGGCCTTGTCGAGATCTCGAGAGCCAGCAACAGCATGTCCGGTCGAATCGACGTCATGAACGACGCCCCACTTCATACCCTTGACACCGAAGTGCGCAAGGAAATCAGCGACTTCCTCGTCGGAAGCGTGTGCAACTGATTGGTCGAGCCACTTATCGGGAATAACGCTAATAGCCCCAAGGGCCCTGGCGCGAGCAATGATGTGCTTCTTAGCCACCTCAGGGTGCTTGCCCAGGGCCCAGTTACGAATAGCGCTCTTCAGGTCCTCGACATCAGCAATAGGAAAGCTGCCATCAGGCAGGGCGTGCCCCTTCTTTGCAAGATCATGACGGTCCTGCATACCATACTTGGCGATGACACACCTCCTTACTGTATCGGTTACTTAAGAGTTGTCACCTTGTAGACACCGCGAGCAATCTTGCTATACGGAATATCCTTTGCGGTGCTCAAGATTCTACCAGCCATCTCACGAGTTTTGGCGTCACTCACGAGTCGATTGGTGTTCTTCAGAAGAATGCTCTTGTCAATCTTCTTCGCAATCTTGTAGCCCGCATACGCAACAGTTCCAGCGGCAACAACCGCCCCCTCGGCCTTGATCAGTCGATTCATGGCGTCGGGGTGAACACTGATCTCGAGCTGCTTGCCACCAGTTCCGGGCAACTTGATCGCAACACCTGGTCGAGCTGCAGGAGCAGAAGAACCGGTGGACGAAGTAGAGGCAGCCTTTCGACGACCCCACTTCATACCCGGAATACCGTAGTGCTCGAGGAACTCCTCTACTTCGTCAGTCACCATCTCTCATTTCTAATCGAACTGATCGTCATGGGCCTTGAATGCAATATAGGCATCCATCATGGCGGACACATTATCGATCTTCTGATCGCTGCGCTTCTTCAGCAACTTGCGGTTGCCGTTTGTGTCTTCCAGGGTGACAGAGTTACCCATACAGAAGGACATCAGCTGCTGATCGAATATGAGCAGGCGCTGCTCGCTCAGCTTCTTCAGCTCACCGAGAGGAACCGACTCAGTCTTCGCGCCCTGAATAACCTTCTCGATACCGTAGGGGCCGTTCTCGGCCTCCCAGCGGGCGACAAAGTCCTTGGCGTTATACGGGTCGAAACCGAAGGTACGAACGTCATACTGACGCTCAATCACGAACTTGTCGAGATCGTCGTACACCTCAGTCATGTCGAGCACAGTGCCCTCGAGCACGTGCAGACTGCCTTCCTTCATGAACGCGTCATACTTGATGCGAAGAGCACCAGGAAGCTTCATCAAGGTGTAAGCAGTAATATAGCTGCGCACTCGAACGCCGAAGGAGCCATCCGCCAACGGGAAGAGGAAGGTGAATGCACAGAAGTCATCACCCTGCGAAAGGTCCGCACCAAGAGAGCAAGGCAGACTGTCGAACGCGAACTCATTGCGAGGTCGACCGTTCTTCAGGTGCAGCTCGGTCTCTTCATACGTGAAGAAGTAGGTGTAGCCCTCCATCGGGATACCGAAGCGCTTGGCGAGAATATCGTTGCGCGCTGCCGGAGCCTTCTCTGCTCGCTCCACGTCCAATGCGTAGGTCTCATAACTGACGGTCTTCCCGAGATTCGGGTTGGCCTTCAGCCACATACTCGGATCGCTGACCTCTTCTACATCGTCGAGCTTATAGTGCCAGATGGAAACATGGGGCGCGAGATACTCACCCTTGAGGATGTCAGCAAGCTCGAGCTTGATAGTGTCCCCGGACCCGTTTCGAATAGTTCCTTCGGAGCTGATAGCGACAATGATGTAGTCTTCAAGCTTTGACGCTCCCTGTTCAATTGCGCCGACGACGTCCTCACGAATATCACCGGACAACCACTCATCCACGGTCGAAACCTTCGGACGAAGACCCTGTAGTTTTGCGATGGACATCGGGCGGACCTCAAGAAGAGATCCGGTGAGGAAGTTCTCGATGCCCTTTTTGGTCGGAACCAACTTCTGCCGCATAGCACGAGAGCCAGTTGTGTTTTGCAGGGAGCCCTCAGTCAGGAAGGCAAACAGCGGGCCTCGAGCCCGAGTGATGGCAGTACGGAACGGGCTCATGACCTCGTCCGCCTGCTTCATCGTGGGTGCAGTCGTGATCTGGTGGGTGGTCTGGGTGTCCACATTGAGGAAGTACGCCTGGATCATCTCGGCATACATCGACTTCGCGGCACCTCGAGCCACAATCAGATACTGCTTGTTCGTCAGTCGCTTCTTGACCTTCTTGCGGACAAAGCGTCCACCATGATTGTCAGCGGAAGGAACATAGACGCTGCGCTCAACGAAGAAGTACCAAGACAGCAGTTGCTCAGCCCACAGCTTGAACGAATCAAGCATGTAGAGGTCACTACCGTCGGTGAGCGTGAGCTCATTCTCGCAGAACTTGATGAAGCCGTTGATCGCGGCGTCATCGTAGTAGTAGGCAGGGTCGGCAATGAGTGCATCGATACGGTTCATCTCCGCAGCGATCTCTCGATTCACCGGGATTTGCCCATCGATTACTGCGTCACGAAACTGACCGTAGTAATACGGAACCGCGGTGTTCGAAAGCCCCATTGCCGACCCTCCTTTCTAGTTTCTATAATCTTGCGGGAACATCCAATGACGTGCGAGCTTTCGGGCCTGCTTCTCTTCAATGAAGAACGACTCGTCTCCTATTTTGACGAGAAAACCAGCCACGTCACCCTGCCTCGTAGCACGAGACTCGACACCGTCAGCGATGTACGTACGCTCGTCAAACCATCCCGGAGGGAATTCGTCGGGCATACGGCACGCTACTTCACTCCGCCGAACTGCTTGATGAGCGCCTTGACCATCGGGCTGTTGTAGAGGGTGTAGACCTGCTGAGCGGTGTTCGCCGTCTTCAGCACTCGATCCACCTTCTTCTGACCCTTGTCGATGGTGCTCTTGCTCTGTGAGAGTTCCTTGTAGGTCTTCTCGAGCTGAAGCCGCTCATTGATCTTCTTGAGTTCCGTGTTGGACAGCGCCGGTGTCGACTTCTTGCGAAGAGTTTCAACGGCGGTATGGTCCTCCGACGGCTCGGCCTTTACCTTGCGAGGGGCAGCGGTAACTCGACCATCGGAACCAACTTCGTGTCGAACTCCCCACTTCATGCCCTTCTTGCCAAAGTGCGCAAGAAATTCATCGGCTGCGTCACTCATCTCACACCTCCTCCCATTTTGATCACGAGTAGTTCACCACTGCCGCTATATAACTGCACCGTTCCCCGTAGCTGTCGACCTTACGAATGCCAACTTCTAGAGCATTAATCTCGGCAACAGTCCAAGCTGTACCGGTAGCAGGGCTCGTAGTCCAGGTATTCGAAAGTGTTTCGTACGTGCCTGAAGCAGACGGGCTTGCGTCCGGCCCTTCATAGCGCTTACCGCCGATAATGAGTACAGCATGAGTTAGTGCCGTTACTGGATCTAACTTAAGCACGGATAGATTTACGGTAACAGAAGAAACCGTCGATGCTCCTGAAGGAAGATCAGTCATTTGATAGGTCACAATGTCATCAGGAGTCGGCGAGTAGATAGCACTTGCTCCTCCATCATTACTTGCGAGCTTTGAGTAATCTGTCGATCCTTCATTTGCCCATCCAACTGCGAAACTACCAGTTCCTGAAGGAAGTAGAGTAGTTGATGCACTCACAACAGGCGCAGGCTCCCAGTTATAGTTTGTACCTGCAAAGATTGCATAGGTATCAACGTTAAACGTATCTGCGGTGTTCATGGGCGTATCAGCTTGTAACTGAACTTGCGCAAATGCCGCGTTGGTAGGCGACTTTGCAGTTACGGAAACAAGTCCCCAATTATTCTGCTTGAGCATGGTTACACTACCACTACTTGTGGAAATGGTAGATCCGTCAGCTGCATACCAGATGAGAATGGCATGGAAACCAAACGCGCCGGTTGCTGGTTGAATAGACCCAAGCCCAGTGTAGGTTCTATTCGGAGTGACCGGCGACCATTGGGATGGTGTGTTTCCATACCAGTATGGATACGCGCCGGGACCCGCCGGAGTTATCTTCAAACTTGACATGCCCTCTCGAGCAACTGTCGTATCCAAGGAGAGAGTACCGCCACCAATACCAAATAGCGTTACATCACTCGCTTGCTGAATTTTGGGCTCTTGAATCAGGTTTGGTACGTAGTCCGCCTGCTTTGTGCTCCGCACTCCAGAAAGTGCAGAAATGTGACGAGCCACGTATGGTGCATATGACTTCTCGTATGCTGCACTATAAGGACGATACATTGCATAGTCATCGCTACCAGGACCTCCACCATGATTGTATGGCGCGCCCGAGTCAGTATTCGCAATGATTGCCCAGAATAGATCTCCAGAAATATTTGGGTTACCTTCGACAGCGGCATTCCAAGCTGGCAAATCATCTCGCGACCAGGGATACTCACCAGCAATAAATACCTTGCCCGCAGATACCGCAGCAGCAGCGTCCGCAGCAAGTTGCTGAAGAGCTGAGGTACTCGCGCCGTATTGAGATGGAGTAGCCCCAAAGTTGATCTGTTGACTGTAATCCGCAGAAGCAACATAGTAGTGACTACCAACAATATCAATGGCTGAAGCCGCAATGCCCGCAGCTCCGGAAACTGCCAATCCGGTCGCGGCAGATCCATCAGCTACCTGCTTGTTCGGAGCAATAGACTTGATGTAGGCAGCAATATCCTGAGACCACTCTGGTGTTGCTGCGTAGATCTCGTTGCCAGTCTCAATAACGGCAATAGTGGGCTCATCCTTGTACGCAAGCCCCGTGTAGGGGTTTACATGATTAAGCCACGCAGAGATATACGCCTTGAACAAAGTGCGAATACGAAGTTGATCGGAACTATTACCGAAGAACTGTCGCTCGTTCGAATCGTCCTTTATCGTACCGGGCGTATCAGTAAGTCCAGACGGATTTTGCTGATAAGCCCAGTGAACAAAGTTCCACTTGCCCCCGTGGTAATAGTTCCAGTTATCAATCAACGGAAGGTATAGATAAATGCCGAGCAACTTTGCCTGGTATACTGCGTAATCTGCAGCATCCAAATTTGCATCGATAAATGTCCCAGGCGTAGGCTCAAAAGACATCGATGTGCCAGCGCTCATGCTAATGGTATGTCCTCGAACGAGGTTAACACCCATTTCTCTGGCGCCGGTAAGAGCTCGATTAATCTGTGCCTTCGTCGGATATACCCCGGGTGATCCACCCTGGTTGTCATCAAGACCCAGCCAGTAGATGTTTGCTCCACCAAAGCGTTTATCTACACCACCGATTTGTAGTCGTGTTCCGTTGCGGGTGAGCGGAGGGGTGACTATTGCATTGGAATTGAAGGTGTATGCCCAGGTTGAACCATTCCAAAAGCGAACAGGCTTTTGAACCCAGTTGTTTCCGTCCCACACCTTAGCAGGCTTAATCAAAGCTCCACCTGGAAGTTGAACTCGAACTTTACCCTTATCTACCGCGGTTGAAGTAGGGGAAGGAGTTGCCGTGTTGTTGGCAAGTAGAAGCAGCACGACAGTTCCTCTCTGTGATTAGACGTACGATCCCGAGATCTGTGTTCCAGCAGCAAGCGCAGTAGTGTCAGTCTTGCTTGCAGCACCCGTCATAGCGATGGCAATACCGGTCGGGAAACGCTTACCGTTGGCGCCAAACTCAAGCTGTCGATCACTGTTCGCAGACACCTTGAAAGTGTTCACTGGTGTATCAGTAGACGCAACAGCGGCACTTGCCTTGTTGTAGAGTTTGACATACAGGTCACTCGAAGTCAAGTTTGACACCGTGATTTCAAACAACGATCCACCAGAAGCCTTGATCAAGGACGAGAAAACAGCAGCTGTCGTCTCACCGGCAAATGCAGTAGCATTAGCGCCGTCAGGACGTGATGTAACGATCGGCGTGTTCGAAACGTTGACGTTCTGCGTAGCAGCGAACTGCACGGGAAGCGGCGACATCGGATGCATCGGCCGAATTTCCTGCAGCACCACATCCTGCGGAGCCCAGTTCGTGACAGAGACCTGACCGATGGTCCATGACGTTGCCGACGCAGGGGCAGTCGAGCCATTGACGACTCGAATCTGCAGATACATCGGAATGTCATCAGGAACGTTCTCCATACGAGAACCACGAGTAGAGAACTGCACACCAGTCTGCGAGGAAATCAAGGCGTCCATCACAGATGCCTCGAGATCGTTCTGGTAGAGCGCCATCAGGTGACCAGGGCTTGCCGAGCTCTGCGACGTGATCGTCGTGTCACCCGTGTTCCAACCCTTGCGTTGCGTGTCCCACTTCGCGTTAGTCAGCGAGGTGCCGTCATAGATGACGTGGTGATAGTTCCAGCCGAAGACCGAGCAAGTACCCGAACCAGCGGCGAAACCAGCGACCGTAAAGGTTACCACGTTGCCGGAGACCGATGCGATCGTGTATCGACCAGGAATAAAGGTACCAGTGCCCGTGTACCCACCAAGGAACATGGACTGGCCCACGCTTGCCGAGGTAAACGGGTTGTTCGGAATGGTGACCGAAACGCTGGTTGCCGAGTTGATCGTAATCGCAAGAGCATCACCAATAACGTCGGTCAGCTCAGCGATGAACTGCTGGTTCGCAATACGCTGCGAGAGGAAAGACCGAAGTCGCATGCGCAGAGCGCCCTGGAATGTCGTCAGTCCTCGAATAATTGTCTCGGCGTTGGCGGTAGTGCCCGCCGCGAGAACGAGAGCGCTGTTCGCCTGCGATACCGTCTGTCCAGAACCTGCCTTGATGAGGTTCCAGTTGGCCGGGTCGGGCGAAGAAGCGAAGATCTGGTTGAAGCCGTAGCGACTAACCTGCGCAGGCATGGTTCGCGCCAGAAGCGCGTCTTCTGTGCCATACGGAATAGCCTTTGCGCTAAGAATGTCGCCGTCAATGTCGGCAAGAGTCATTACTTGCTGGTTTGCACCAGAGTCAACTCCTGAATTATTGATTGTACGGATCGGGGTGCCAGAACCCTGAGTAATTGCAACAGACCCCATAATGACACCCTTCCGTCAGGATCAAGGGCCCCGAGTAATCTGGTGTACTCGGGGCCCGCCTATGTTAATTAGTTCGTATCAACCCAGATGTCCCCAATTGCTGGAGACGTCGGAGCAGTCGTACCAGTAGTAATCTTCGGCGTTCGCCCGTCTACATACCCCTTAGTAGTAAAGTCCTGGGGTCGCACGGGCGTATAGAGCGGACCCGCAGAGATAGTCATTAGCCGTGAACCACCACCTTGTATGCACCGTTAGCCGGAGCAGAGTTGAACGCCACGGTAACAACATTCACTGAGGTTGCAACCTCACTACCATTGATCAACTCATTGGTAGTGGTGTCGCGAATACTCACGACCACGTCCTGTGTGTTCAGGTTGTGTGTTAGCGTGAAGGAAGTTGCCGTACCATCGCCGATGGTGAAGATTTTCTTCTGAACGACAATGCTTGCATCGATCGCGATAGCATCGGCCGAGACCGAAATACCGTTACCCTGACCAATGTTGAACGCGTTACCGGCAGCAGTCAGACCAGCGCCAGCGGTCGTGACAGTCGCGGCAAAATCCTGAGTGAAGACCAGTGCGGTCGTACCCAGAGTAATCGCACCAGTGGTCGTATGCACCCACCGGCTGCCACCCTGAGTTGCACCCTGCTGAACGAAGACCAGTGCGCCATTCGGTAGCTCACTAGACACATCCGCGTCACTAGCCCTCGACCAAGCACCGGTACTTGAAACGTAAATACCGTTCTGAGCAGCGTTGGTCTGACTAGCAACCAGTACTCGAGACGACGAAGTTGTAACCGTATCGATCGTCTGCTCGCCAGAGAGCGAGATATTACCGGTAGTCTTTACCAGTACAGGATCCTTAACGGAAACACCCTGTCGAGCAGCGTCGACATAATCCTTCGTCGCAGCATCGCTACCAGAAGTCGGTGTAGCGACAGCAGCAAGCCTCTGGTTGTTCAGCGAAACTGCAGCGGTCGGAGCCGCCATCTGATCGAGACGCGAAGTGCGAACCTGCGTGTCGAAATCAGAGATGGTTGCAGCAACTTGCGTACCCGTGTGGTTGGCGCGGTTACGATCTGCAGTAGACGCCGTACCAGTCGTCGTGTCTACGTAATTCTTTGTGGCCGCCTGCTGAGCCGAGGTCGGATCGAGCAGATTGGTAATGTTCTGTGAGTTGAACGACACTGCAGCCGTCGGAGCAGCAAACTGATCCAGACGGTTGGCACGGGCGTTCGTGTCAGTATATGCCGTCGCATTAGGTGCAATATTACTCAGCTTTGAACGCTCTGCCGTGGTCATAACGACCTTAGCGGTGCCATCTGCCAGCTTGTCCGCGGAGATAGCCGCCGAGCTAGACACCATTGCGTTAGTAATGACACCGGCTGCGATGCCTAGCGTAAGGGTGTTATTCGGGTCATCATACGTTGCCGTGATGATCGAACCCGGAGTCAGCAGCGCAGCGACAATATCCTGAACAGCTTCGGTATCAGTGCCAGAGACACCAAGATACACCCACTGACCATTCTGGTACACACCGAACTGATGCATTGAGGAGTCGAAGTAAATCTGACCCTCGACCGGAGATGCCGGTGCAGAAGCAAGCGGCTGAATTACTGCGTTCTGCAGCTGGTTCTTGCCCAGATCAATGTGGACTCCGAACCTCTGTGATACCATGATTTACTCCTCAGTAAAGGGTAACGGTTCCCGCAAAGGGAATATTGAACTGAACGAGCACCTGGTTCGGGGCCGGGTGAGTGACTTGTCCGATCCACTCTGTTCCGGCGGAGTCGAGACATCTGGCACCTGGGCTATGATCAAGTGGGTGCGTGATCAGCATGCTGGTGACGGCAGTGCCCTGAGGATACACGAATGTCTGAGGATGAAGTACGAAGTAATCATTCACAGCAATTTCGATCGACTCGAAAGAGACAGGATGCTGTGCTTGAGTAAATACTTCGTTAATAGCCTCAACAAGGTTTTCTCGCGATGTAGTCCGAAGGAGAGCGAGAGTAAGCTTATTGCCATTCAGCATTGTGCGAATTGCTCGCACTTCCTCAGAAACGGTTTCTGAAAATTGCTCGAGATTATCAGGAAGCTTGGTCTCAGCCATTAATCATTCACCTGCTGACCAGCCTTAAAGATGGCAGTAAGATCAGGCACCTGCTCCACCTCCGTGTCAAGATCCTCAAGGGAGTTCTCCACGGCATCGATCTGCTCTTCCAGCTCACGAAGGCGCTGATTGTCGGCGGGAGAGTCGACAGGTTCACTGTTGGGATTGAAGACGAACTCCATGATGCTCAGTCGCCACTCGAGTTCCTTGGCCTGCTCCTGGAACGCATTAAGCGTGAAGGAGGTCATAGATGCGGAATCGAACAGGACCTTGACCTTAAGGAAGATGTAGGTCTTGACCATCTGGGCTTGCTTAATATCGCCGTAGTAGTCAGACCACTTCTCGTCAGAGCCCAGGATCATGAAGGGCTCAGGTCCGCAAGCACCGATGCTGAACAACACCGAGAACTGCGAGTTGATGTGCATCATGATGACGTCATCAAACGCGTCGTAGTCCTCGTCAATATCAAGCGACTTCTTGATAGAGTTAAGAATGCTATCGATCATGCGGTCACCTCCTTGACCAGAGTTGTGTGTCACCCGGCTGTCGTTCGACAAAGCGCGGGGCGAGCTGTGATCGATCGCCGTAGTGAATCGCATTATGGGTCTGATGCGATACGGTGATCAGGTACTCGGGATCGAGGATAGCGTCGTCGCCGTGGACAATCTCATCCTCTGTCATCGGATTCATGTGGTGGATGATGACTCGATCGAAGATCTCGTAGCCGGGAATGCCCAGATCCATACCTAGGTCTCTGGCAATAACCCGATTTCGGACACTTCTCCACTGCTCGGATCGATAGAACTGCTGGTTAATCCAGCGATCAAATCCGAAAGTCGACTCGCCAACCACACCCCGAAGTGACAAATAATCGAATCGCTCTTCAAAGGTGTCGAACCTCCGCAACTCGCTATAGGATCTAGACCTCATCGAATTCGGGCCCGTCATCCATTCCCTGATAGCCACGCATGGCGCGAATCGCGTTCTCATAGAGCTCTTCCATGCGCTTACCGGAAGCCATGGATTCACTCTTGGCGCGAAGCAGCTCATTCTCGCGGGCGAGCTTCTCTTGCTCGAGCTTCTCACGAGTAGTGGCTAGCTTGAGGAAATGCGTAATCACCTGCGATGATGCTGAGCCGTCACGAAGCTGCTTCTCAGCGACTTCGACGGCCAAGTTGATCATTCTACTCTCGACACCCTCGGGTGAGGTAGCAGGTGCTCTCCTTGGCGTTACCGGCTCTACTTTACTGCTCCGAGACGTAACCATGAGATCACCTCCTTTATGTGTGCGAGTAGTAGGCCCTGGCGGGGCTGAAACGGACAACCCAATCCTTCAGTGACCCGAATCACTGTCAACCCCGCCAGGAGTTGTTCACCTACCTACTGGCAGGAGTCGCACTGCAGAAGATCCATCGGATCGACCGGCACCTCGATGCCACCATCGAAGATGTCGACCTGCGCGTTCTCGAAATCCATTAGAGAAATCCCTAGAGGTTGTGTGCGGACTTGTATGCCAGCCAGGCCTTTGCGGCCTTGGCGTTGGATCCGGTGTGATGCTTCGATGCCCAGTCGTTCAGGAAATCGACGTTCGGATCCGTGACAGGAGTAGGCGTAGGAGTTGGTGCAGGCGTCGGCGTAGGCACAGGGGCCGGAGTGTAGCCACCGAGGGCAGCGAGATCCGCCTCAAGCGTCGCCAGATCGAAGCCTTCGAGGCTCTTGCCGTCCTTCAGACGCTCGACGCTGACGTAGACAACTGCCTCGTCAACATACTTGGTCAGGAAGGCCGGAGTGACCTCTTGCAGCTTGCCCCACGTCACCACGATGAAGTTGCCGTTGGCAATCCGCCCGACGAGCGGGATGTAGTGCCCACCCTCGATGTCAGATCCCTCAACGACGTCCCACGGCTGACCAGCATCGAACTGATCCATCGCAGAGCCGGGGAACTCGATACCAATACCGACACCACCGAAGTGATAGGCAGCATTGGCGATCGTCCGAGAAAGCGCAGGGTCATTCGCGCCTCTGGCAGACACGCCAGGAAGCTCGAGATACGCATCAACCGTGTGACGCTTACCGTTGACGTCGATGACACCAGTCTTACGACGCCACTTGGCAGCAACCTCCATGTCGGTACCCTCATCCGAATTCGGGTCGGACGGGGTGTACCCAGTGACAGTGGAGTAGTCAGAAATCGCAGTGCGGTCACTGAAGCCGATGGACGTACCAGCCTCAGCACCCCAGATCATCGTCTCGTGATCTGCTCCGGCGAATACGCAGTCGCCGACTCGGTCGTTACCGAGCATCCCATAGTTCTTTACCAGGCCCTGATGTCCGAAAACGACAGGCGCCGGAGAAAGACTCAGACGAAGGTACTTCCGCAGCTTGAAGGAATATGCTCCTTCGCGAGCAGGAAGCTTACCAAGCGGGAGCCTGGTGGTCACGGTCGCTCCAATCCAATGGCGAACCCGATCCACGAGTTTTCGCCGAGCTTCTTGTCGACGGGCCCCACATAGGACCCGAACTCCTTGGCATACTCCTGGACCTTCTGACAGATCAGTGCCGTGTCCAGGTTGCCATCGATCTTACCGCTGTAGCTGGTGCCAGCCTTCAAAGTAAGCTGAATACCCTTGCGGGTCGCGTCTCCCCACTTGCCATCAGCCGGTCCGTTGTACCGCTTGCGCTTGCCGAGGGCCCGCTGAATACGCGATCGCGTTGCAGCAGAGGGCTCGACATACAGGTGGTCACTCGTCGGCTTGGGCTTCGGAGCAGGCTTGGGGCTGTCAGAAATCGCAGCCTCGCGCTTGACGATGTCAGCGACCGTGTGAGGTCCCGGGCAGTACGTGGCGTAGGACGCGTGGTACTTGTTCCAGAGATCGCGGTGGCCCAGCACATTCTTGATGTGGTAGCGCTGCTTGAGATCGTGAAGAAGAGCGGCTGCGGCGTCAAGCGCCTTGTCACTGATCTTCCAGTCGGGGGCAGCGGTCTGATTCTCGATCTCGACCGTGATGCTGCGACGATCCCAGGCTGCACCCTTGCCGCCGTCACCCGTAGAACCGCTCGTCCAGGCGCGGAGCTCCTCAGGAACGACCGAGGTAATACGACCCTCGTTGCTGATGGTGTAGTTGGCAGACACCTGCTTGGACGCCGTGACCATCTCACGGATGGTGGCGTCATCACTTGTGCTTGCCTGGTGGTGAATCAGGAACGTGTCGATCGTGGTGCCGTTGCGAGACGACGACTGATGCGACAGCTTGGTCTGATTCGTGAGCTTGCTTTTGACCATGTTCTTCCTCCTTTCGGGCGGAGTTGTAGAGTGGTTTCGGGGAGGCTTGGGAGAGTACTCCGAGACTTCAGACACACTTTCGTGTGACTTGAAAAGGAGAAAGGCCCTGATGAAGCCCATGAGATTCGTGAAGCCTCGGAGTACTCACCAAAGCCTCCCCGATCGGTCGACTACTTCTTCGCCGGTTTGACCCAGATGTGGTTCTTGATGCACCACGCTCGAGTGACCGGAACAACGCCATGCACGTTGTCGTGCCGGACGTGGTTACGATCGTCGGGACCGAACTGGAAGTTCCAGCCGTAGTGCTTGAAGATACGGCGATCCTCAGCAGACGGATAGGCGTCAGAGCCATCGAGCAGGAAGTCGAATGCACGACCATCCTGATGAGAACCGTTCGGCGAATACGCAACCGGGACGGTGGAGCTCGAGCTGAGCTTGTACTTCTTGCGTGCCTTCGATCCCGGAGGAGTGCGAGAGGCATCAGCCATCTTGTTCTGGAGATCCTCGTCACGATACGCAGCGAACTTCGTAACGATCGTGAGCACCTTGCCGTGGCGTCGGAAGCCCGCCTTGGCTCGACGGTATGCTCGAGCTGCACGGACGCCCAGGAAGATACCGGGCTCAACCTCGACCAGCTGGTTAGGCGTGAGATGTCCGGGTCGGACCATGATGCCTCCTTACTTGGCGACGGGGTAGCGGGACTGGAGTTCAGCGGTTGCGCTGTCCCAGTCGATGAAGTGAATGGCGCGGTCATCGATCATCGCGATAGCAGGAAGCTTCTCGTTCGTGATGATGACCTGCGGGTAGTCGGTGGTCGGCCACTTACGGTCGTCGAGCCAGAGTCGAATCTGCGTGGAGTCACGCGTTGAGAAGATTACGATCTCGTAGCCCGCATCCATCAGCTTCTCGAGCGCTGCGAACGCTCCTTCGATGGGCGGATCGTAAATGGATCCGTCCTGCCAGCCTTTCGAGTAGCGGTGGATCACGCCATCGAAGTCGACAAGGACGCGAGGCTTGTGTTGAGCCATGAGCTAGGCCTCCTCTGACCTGTCGAAAGCGAAAGACCTCTCTCCAAAAATGCCTCCGGGGGTTTTTTTGGGAGGCGGGCGATGCACAGGGGGGTCATGTTTTTGGCACCCCCCCCGGGGTAGGTCAGGAATCCCCGATTTTTATCCATATTGTGCATTTCCTGGAGAATTTTCACAGAAATTCCATAGCAACTACAGAGCTCAGCCAAATTGAAAGTGCAAGTTAGCTCTACAACCAGACGACTAGGGTAGTGCGACACTTTTGTGAATGTCAACACTACCCTAGTCGATCTAGTTGTTGGACCTACGCTGCAAGAACAGGAACTGGTTCGCCTGTCTCTGCAATCTTCCTGTAGATCCCTAACGGATTGTCGCGCACGATGTCGTCGATCGCTTGTTCAGCAGCGAGGTCCTGATCTGCATCAGACAACTCATCCGATGTGACGATGACTCGTGCAAGCAACTCGCTCGTGTTGTAGCCATGCTGATGGTCGAAGGCATACCACTCGTCCCAGTGTGTGAAGGGACTGTATGGATTGTCCACAGTAGTCAGCATGTTCTGGCCTGCCATGAGCCAATCACCTCCCTATCGCAGTGACGCATTGAGCGTGGACGTGGAGATGCCAAGCGAATCAGCAACCTCTGACTGAGTGTAGCCACTAGCAATGCGAGCCTTCGCCAAAGCGATCTTCGCAGGACTCATAGCCTTGCTCTCTCGAGGTGTAGCCAACTCCTTCACCCTGTCGAGATCTGTGTTCCTCAGGATAGAGTCAAGGAAGTTGTTGCTGATAGCGCCAGCCTGGATGGCTTCCCACTCTCGTGGAGTGATGTCGATGCGCTGCTTCTTGGCACCCATGCGGTTACGTGCCTCAACAAGAGCTAGCCCCTTGATCTTCTTCAGCTCTGCTGCATCCATCTCTGGATTGGCTTGCTGCTTGGCCTTGACCACAGCACCGGCTATGACCTGGGCCTGTCGCTCTAGGGGGGAGTTCTTCTGGGCTACGTTCAGCTTAGCCTTGAGTGTTCCTACCTCATTGGCATAGGTCTTGCGAGCACTGGGGGATAGTTGCTGGGATGGTGTACCCAGGTACGACTTCCGTGCTTCGTTCGCAAGGGCCTTCAGCTTGTTCGCATGATCGGCATAGACCTCTTCGATGGGCGTGCCCGACGACAGCGTGCGTGCGTCATCAGTAACCGCCATACGTGGGGCCTTGAAGGTCTTGTACACCGTCTTCTCTGGCACCTCTGTGACACGACCCTTAGCGGACACCCGCTGATGGGCCGGTACAACATAATGCTCATCGGTGTTCTTGTAGACCTTCTTGCCAGTGGCAGGATCGATAGCCCCACCTTCTGCAGCAGGACGAGCCTTCCTGTTGAGGACGTCAGTCGGAGAAGAGGCCTGAGAGATCAGCGTGGTAGCACCACTGTTGGATCTGCCCTGGTACTTCTTCTTCAACTCAGCAATACCGTTGTCCTTGGCAGACTGCCGATAGTTGAGCTTGTGCTTCTCAGCATCGATGACCACCATGGAATGCCGTACTGCCCGAGCAAGCTCTTGCTGTGTAGCACCACGAATAGTCATGTCTGTGATGAGATTGGACACATCACCCATGGCAATCTGCTTCGTACGAGGCGACATCACCTTCATGCCCTCATAGGCAGGATACGCCTTCTGTGGTTCGAAGCCTTCGAGACCCTTCAGCGGAGGAGCGGTCTTGATCTGCCGATTGTTGTTCGGAATGACCAGGACCGTATCACCATCGAAGTCCGCACCTGACAGCCTGGCTGCAACCTTGGCGTTGATACCAACTGCATCCTTGGCACCCTTAATAAGCCTGTTGGGCTCAGGGGCCTTGTTGTTGACCGTCAGTTCGGGGATCTCGAATATGCCACCATGAGGATAGCGAATCAGGACTACCTTCTCACCATTACGGAAGTTCGGGGCGTAGACCTCGGTTTCCTTCATAGTGTTCATCGGCAGAATGACATGCGTTCCCTGACGAGGCAAGGCTGCACCACGGAGTCGAACAGCTGCAGAATCGGCTCCATCAGAAAATGATTCGAGCAGACGACGCTTCACAGCAGGATTGGTGAGACTCATGATCTCATCATATTCTTCCTGCCTGGTCTTGAGTGCGAGATCGAGCTGCTGCTTCGCGAGGCCAAGGCTCTGCTTAGACAACACCTGCGAAGAAAGCGACTTCGACCACTGCGCCCAACCACCCTCTTCACCAGGATAACGAACGCCATTCGGATCTTCGCTGCCAACTATATTTAGAGCGGAGAGCTTCTGCTTTCCGTCAGGATCAACATAGGTGCGCTGGCGAATGATCGCGCCGAACGGGTTGTCTTCGTCATCCTTCTGAGGCTTCATGGCATCGAGCTTGTTGCCGGTCTTGTTCTCCTTGTTGGTGTTGAATCGAATATCGACACCGTCAGGAAGATCATCGGCATACATCGCCATACCCTTGAGGTAATGCGTGCCATCCACAGAAATACGAACCTGTGCATAGCGGGCAGCACCCATGGATATGTCATCCACACCACGACGAAGCTCGATCACGCCATCCCGATCAGCACCGCCTTCTGAGCCGTACCGAACAGAAATACGCTTCGAGTCGACATCAACAGGCTTCTCGATCGCCTTGAAGGTTCGACCGTTGTCCTCGCTATATCCTGCGATGCCCTTGATCTTGTCCTGATTCATGGCAATGTCACGATACTGCGACTTGATGTCATCGGTCGGAGGAGCCAGAATCTTGAGTGTGGTCTTCTGTCCAGTGCCCAACTGGTCCACCTTGATGTAGTGGAAGTTGTAGCCCTGTTCACGAAGCATGGCGATTGCCGTGTTCATCTGTGTGCGCGACACACCAGCGAACTGTTCGGCTCCTGCACCCACATCCAAATATGACTTCTCTTCAACCTGCTTCTTCAGGAAGTCAGCCGTGTTGTTCAGCTGGCTAGCTTTCTCCTGATTGGCAGGCTGGAGCAACGCTCGAACCGAAGACTCGTTGAGACCCATCTGCTGTCCGATAGCAGTGTTGGACATCCCCTTCGCCTTGAGCTTGGCTGCCGTCATCTGGTCACCCTTGCGCTTCTCATTCTTCGCAATGGCGTTCAGTGCTCGCAGCTGAGTCGTAGTATCGAGTCCGAGCCCCTTGGCGATCTCGGTTTCGGTCAGACCCTTCTTGCGAAGCTGGTCAACCTGGTCGAGAAAGTCCGCGTGCCGCTGGCTGCCGTTTTCTCCACTACCCCATGGATAACGACCACTCTTGTGCAGCGTGCCGTAGTGCTCGATGACATCAGCGAACTCACGACGAAGGTCGTCAAATATGATTGCTGTATCAGTCATGACGCCTCCTCTTGAGTGTGAGCGAGCTTCTCCTTACGCCAACGAATATAGTTCAGCGCGTAGACCGTTCCATACGCGATGGCTGAGAGGATAAAACCGTACTGTGCCGAGATGATACCGAAGGTGAACCAGAGGAACTGTGCGAAGAACCCGAGCACCCACCCGTATATGTTCTTCTTCCCCGCAAGATAGATGCCCCAGATGCCTAAGCCTCCAAGGACAATCGACCAGATCAGATTAGCCACTAGCTGCTCAACTCCGCTTTCAGCGCGTCAATGCGCCTGTCGAATCGAACGATCTTCTCCATGATGACCAGAATATCATCAAGGTCCGGAATCATCGGAACCATCTCATCATTCTGGTAGATGCGCAGCTCGATGTCAATCTTGGCAGGCTTGACGCCGTACTCAAGACAGAATATAGCTACGTACACAAGCAGCTGATCGAAGGAGGCTTTGGTGACCCCATTCTTCAGATCGTGAATGCGCAGCATCCCAGGAACGTCTCCACGAGGCTCCTTGTAGGATATGGCATCAGCCGTACCGAACACGTTGTCCGAATAGAACAGGATCTGCTCGGACTGCATACGGAAGCCAAGAGCATCGTTAACAAACATGTTGAGCGTTCTGGCTGAACGCGGCAGTCTGATTCCGAGGTTGATGGCTCTGCTTGCGAACTCGTGGAGCTCTGATCCTCGCTGCGCTTCCTTGTGGTTGCGGAACACGTCGTCGAGCTTTTCATCATCGTATCGGATCCACGCATATTTGCTGGCTGACAGAAATGCGTGTTTACCGATGAGGTTGAAGTGTTGATTGAACTGCATCAGGTTCTCTCCAATGTTGGGGGCGCTAAGGTTCTCCAGCCCTAGCGCCCCACATCTGTGTTTAGTTACTCATCTGCGCCGTAGGCAGCATCCCTTGCTCGTCGAAGCGTCTTGATCAGATCATTGATCTCTCGACGGGTGAGCCGATCAGTGAATGCACTGAACGCGATTACTTCCTTGTCATCCTTGTGGGAATCCCAGAAGCGCTTCCACCAGTCGGTAGGAGCATCAATCGCAATCTGCACATATTCGCCATCACGGTTCCAATGCACGTCAAGACTAGGCTCTTCGCGAAGAACCTGATCTGGCTTCAGAACGTCAACCCCAGGAATATAGGGCTTGTACGTCTTGCCATCATCGCTCGGAGGATATGACATGTCACGATCAGCCTCTTCGATGATGAAGAGGTCGCCGTGCTTAACTCGCTGTCGAGGCATTGCCTCACCTTTCACTCTCAGGCATCACGCCTGCTACCCGGCATCGCGCCAGGGAGATTTGGGGTTCGCCCGGTTTATCCTTTTTCAGGACTTGAGGTGATCAACCCTCTCAGACGCCGGGCACGCTTGTCTCATGTGAGTCTTGAATGGAGTCCTTCGAACACCTGCGTCTCGTTGCCAGGATGAATAAATGCCGCGAACGACATCTCGTCCATCTTCTCAACGTAGTAGTCCTGGTTCGGTTGATGTTCGGCGTGCTCATCCTTCTTGACCTCTAGCGCCGCCCACTTGTCATGGTGCAGCACGAGCAAATCGGGAATGCCCTGCTTGGTAGCAGAGTCATTCTTCAGCACGACGCATCCCTCGAATTCCTTCTTGAGACGCTTGACCAAACCTGCCTGGTAGGCATTCTCTTTTGGCATGGCGATCCTCTCAAAAATAGAAGGCCAGGAATCGAAACGTATTCTGTCCTCTCTACTCAGTACGTGTGATTGTGACGGAGATTGTTTTAATTTTGGTGGAAGGCGTGAAAACACGTGCTCTGCCCAAAAACCCACAAAAATGGGTGGAAAACTTTCTTTGGAAAAACGAAATTGTTTTAATTTGTATACTACTAAAACTTCGCACGAAGAGATATATATGTAAAAGTAGTATAAAACGGTCAAATTAAAACAATCTCAACATTCCAGAGGAAGTTTCTGTGCCCATTTTTGTGGGATTTGGGCAGAAAAGTGGGCAAAAAGCGTCCTTACAGGCCTCACACCCATCGAAAATGGTGTCTTCGATGCGTTTCGAGCTTTCCCGACAGCACGAGCGACACTCCCGACCGAGTTCCCCCGACCGCTTTGGCCGCCTCTGACGGACCCGCATAGATCTGCCCAGTCTCGACAATCTCCACCTGACCGCGCATTCGACGGTCGAACGTGTACCCCCAATTGTCTTCACGGACCTCGATGATGCGTCCCAGTCGATCGGACCAGACCCGAATGTTCTCCACCGAGCAGTTCCACTTATCGTCATCGACAAATATGAGATGCGCGTCACGCCCGACCGGCCAGTTAAAGAAGAACGCCTCCTTTACCAACTGCCAGACATAGACACGCTCTTGACCTCGCTGCCAACCCCCGTTCTCGTAGTCATACATGTTTGTGTCGACCAGCAGATCAACGACACGATACCCATTGTCCGGATGCCGATATGGCTCCAGGAGACTGCCGCCTTGCTGTACATCCCCGTCACGGTTGACCCAGCCGTCTTGGGTGCCAGGAATATACTTCCACTCATCCCGCATGGATCCTAGAAGTCAGATCCGACCAGGCGAGTAGTGACCTCATAGAACCGACACGACGTCCCTACAGCCGCACGAGCCACCTCGACCAGCGTGTCGCCGACTGCAACGATGTCTCCCTTCTCATCCCGTGCCTCGACATGGACTTCAGGCGATGCGTTGTACGCTCTCACTGTCACCTCCAAGGTACTGTGCATTCCAAGCGTTCACGTAATCCACCATGCGCTTACGCAACTGCTCCTCAGTGATCTCTGGCTTGTGGAAATACCTCCACTCACCATCCTCAGTGCGATACTTCAGTCGCTCGGCTCTCACCCCTTCAGGTGCGTGACCTTCGACCCAAGCGTTGCGCTCAAGCCATTGGATGAACTCATTCGGCATGAAAGCTCCAGTCTCCTGTGATCAGGCCTCGAACGGTGATGAATGCGCAAAACCCCAGCACAACCAGACTTGTCAGAATCACCAGCATGGCAGCACAACCGATTGCGTCGACAATATGGCGTGCTTGTGGATCCCCCTTCTCAGCAGCGCGGACAAGCGAGTCAGTGGGCAGGAAGACCGACTCTTTCCCGGTGTACGGATCAATTGGCACGGTCCAACTCCTCCAGTCGCTTGCGGATCTCCTTGTCAGTCAGCTCATGCCATTTGAAGCCGTCGGTGACGATCAACCCATTCGCTCGTCGGACACGATTGCGAAATATGGCAGCGTGCGAAGGATTGTCCATGTCCAGGTCTGAGCGATCAGGGACCTTGTACTTGGCGTGTCTGACGTCCTTCTTGCTCATCTGCTCCCAGTTGCCGGTCACCAACACCTGCTCGAGCTTGTGCATGCTGCCGCCAGGAATATCCTTCAGCGACTCTAGGATCTCATCGAAGTTGCTGGACTCAGCCCACAGTTTCCCGTCCTTATCGACCGAGCGATACCAGGTCTTGAACACCGTGCTAGTGCTCATACAACTCTCCGATCGCCTTGTCCATCACGAACTTCTCTTGGCGCTTGCGGAACTGTCGCTCACTCTCACCCTCGAACCGCGACGGAGGAGGCGGAGGTGGGGGCAACAGTGACTTCTGCTTCTTTCGACCAAACACGGGGTCTCCCTTCTCCATGATGGTATACGGAATACGATTGGCGGCGAGGAACATCGCAATGACTTCGGTGACGCCCTTATCGAGGTTGTCGATATAGATGGTGGTATTAGTCACCATCACGTGGCCCCAGTCCGAACGTCATCTCGACCGCTCCGTCCATCACCACTAGCTGATCCGTACCGATGTACAGACGACGGTCAGGGTACTTCAGGAAATACTTCTCGACGCACTCCTCCTTCGTCTCTGCCGTGATGATGGCGTTGGAAATATGGTCTTCCTCGGTGAACAGCACCGTCATGGTCTTCATATCAGATTCCTCGCTCCCAAGGAAATGCAGCCTCCACCTCTCGCTCGTGTGCGGCGTGCTCAGCAGCCAGTTCTTCATCGGTCTTGCGTCGAATACGGAACTCCTGACTCATCGAGTAGGTCTGCGTGTTCTCGTCCAGCCCCTTCAGATCCAGCTTGGTAGGATATGACTCAAGAACAAACAAATGCCCGTATCGCTTCGCGTTCTCCATCGAGCCAAAGAACTGGAGTAGAAACTCCTCTTGCTTCTGTACCAGCTGCTGTTGCATCGCCTTCAAGCGCTCATTCAGATCTACCATCAGATTCTCTCCTTTGTGAATATGGTTACTCAGGCCACTGGTCTCGTGGCAACAGCGGCTTGGTCACGTCCCGCATCTCGTGTGTGCAGTCACCCAGGTACTCGATCTCGCCTCCATGAATATAGCTGTGGCACCGAGGCTGATGCCCCTCGTACTCGTAAATCAGAATCGAGGGAGCGAATGTCGGCTTGTCGAACTTCCGATTCCACTCCCACACCACGTTCTTATCCCCTGGCAGCACTGGAATATAGTGGCGAGACTTACAGCCCTCACACCAGAAGAACAGGCCCTGCACGACCGTGTTAGACTCGCCTTGCAGGACCTCCTCCAGAACTTCGTCAGTCATAGCCACAGGATCTGGCGGGTGTAGGACGGCTGACCGTCAAGATGAATGTACACTTTGATACGTCGACCTTTTGGTATCCAGAGCTTTACCTTCCAATTCCACAGCAGGTAATGCATGAGCTCGTTCATCGACCACGCTCATCATCACTGACCCGCTGATCATTGACTTGTCCGGTCCCATGACAGCGAACGCAGAACTGCATGTACTCCGTGCCGTCTCCAGCGCTTTGTACATGTTCACCACGCCCACCGCAATATGGACACGTCACCATTCTCGGCTCGTCCGGCTCGAGGAAGCATCCGCAGTTGCCTGTGTGCAGCATTCCGTGCTTGCCATCCGGTCCCACAGGTCGCATGTGGTCCAGCTGACGAAGCACCGAGTGAATCATCGCTTCCATACTCTGCCGAGAATGCACGCCATGGACTTCACCTCGCTGGACAGCCCCTTCTAAGAGTCGGAACATCTCCTGTGCGGTCTTGACATTCCCGACTTCTACCTGTGCCATAGTCTATCTCCTTGTCTTAGAAGAGCGTGTGATCTGCGCGAAGGGACTCAGGCAGTGCGTCCCCGGTTAACTTGTGTGTCGGCCAGCGCAGACGAGCACGAATGGTGGGTGTGACCACGTATCGACGCATCCACACGACATCGCGGAAATATCGTGCAGGCAGACCGTTCGGCGAATCGAACAAATAGCGCGGTTTCTCACCTCGGAAGGTCAGATAGTCACGATGCTGCTTAATCGACCAGGCCAGTCTCCGCAGTTTCGAGGGCTTTCGAATCAGCTTGCTGCCCTCTACTAGCGCAACCATGACACCAGTTCCCGTCGATCTCGCTCAAGGCGCCGCTTGCGGTTCAGCGCCATCAGTCTCTTGCGCTTATCCATCTCACGCTTCGTGTCCTCACAGACGTGGTCGTGATCGATGACGCAGTTGCACAGACCCTCGTCTTCCTTCCAGATGCAGGTCTGGAAATGGAACGGCGGCTTGACGAAGATCATCCACAGCGGAGCGATACGCCACCTGAACTGAAATGCGTCGTAGATCTCCTGTGGACTTAAAGTGTATGGACTCTCGTCAAATATGACCTGGTTCATGAGCTCTCCTTGAAGTTCGATGGTCTGTCCTCCTGATGATCGTTTTCAAAGCAGGCACACATCACCGGGTTCTTGTCTCGATCGACCTCCACAATGAAGAAACAGGCGTCATGCTCACCGGCTCTACATCTTGGGCAGTTGTTCATCCCCAGTTCGCCTCTTTCACTTGCCAAAAGCGAAGTTCAACCCCGCACCAACTGCATCGCCTCATAGCAGGCCGTCAAAGAGATGTCTGAGCGCGTCAGCCTCGTCGTTGGTGACGAAGCCGAAGTTGTAGGTGCCACCCATGCTTCGATAGCGGTCACTAAAGCTCATGCGGTTCTCATCCATACCGAAGAAATACCTCGGAATGTCCGATTCGAAGACAGGTCCTGGATCCGGCATACCGTTGAAGTGGTTCTGATACTTCGACCCACCACCGTCGCTACCCATCGAGGTGATGCTCGGTACGTCGTGTGTGATGCGGACCTTCATGACCGTGCCCGTATGGAAGCCCACCACATCCAGCGTCTCGACCAGCGTGTTGTGATGGGCCGTAGCGGGATCGGACATAAAACGCTGAAGCAGCGCGGCCTCCTCAGGCGTCATGTCGACCATCTCTTGCTCACCGACCTTGATGATCTCCACACTGGCCGCCCAGCCGCAATCCACAAGACCAGGAAATGAGCTCTCGTAGTCCTCCTTATCGTACCCGCTTTCTGCTTGTGACTCGTAGATCCTCGTCGGCATCATGATTTACTCCCACCATGACTCATCGAGAGCTCCTCCTTCGTTTTCCCACGCCTCGAGTGGCTGGGTGTATTCCTGATAGGCCAGCCCGATTGACTCGATGATGGCATTGACCTGATTGATGGTCTTGGTGATGGCGTCCATGAACGGCTTGAAATGCGTTGTGATCGTCACCACCAACTCCTGCTGCTCGCTAGATAACGTAGAAGTCTGAAGGATCTGCGTAAGCGAGTCCTGTGTGGCCATAGTGTTCCTCCTCTCCGTGACCGTTCTTAGCGGCCTGAGCCTTGAGCTTGTCGAGCTCCTGTGTGAGACCACCAAGCGGATGCGCGTGCTCTGGGTGCGCTGGCAGCAGTCGAGTCTTGCTGTACGCACGCAGCTCCATGAAGACAAAGGATTGGCCCACTTCCATCCATTTGCCACATATAAAGCAGCGCATCCGCTTGGTCATCACATTGCGGGCATTACCCATTCAGATCTCCCACTGTCCAAATACGTGCATCCCACCGTGATACAGACTCACGTAGGTCTTGAGAGCGTTTTGCTCCCAGCTGCGCACTTTCCAGCCGTGTCGCAGCAGCTCCATCAGTGTCACCATGCCTCGTACCACTAGATCTCCCAACTCGTGTAGGCCTCGGAAAATGGCTTATGCATCTGCAGCTGAACGATGATCCGTGGTTGCGAGCCGAGACGCAGCGCATACCACGTCCGCACCTTCCAATCGTTGAGCAGGAACTTCATCAGCTCGTTCATGCCGTAGAGCATCATCGATTCCGCCTTCTCGGATCTTTCGGCTCTGACGGCTGGTGAATAAGGACTGCCGACCCGCCCCAGGATCGAAGATGCTCATGCCAGAACGCACTCCACAGCGCCCCGAATCGTGTCCGGTAGTACTGTGAGAATTGCAAGGTCCCGTCGTCGTAGATCAGGTTATAATCTATCCGCCAGATACGATCAGAGACGTCCTTACGCTCTTTGGACTTCTTCGGATAGATCTGCTCCGAATATGGGATCATGGTGGGCAGAACGACTTCGGGATCGCTCTCGTACTTCTTGGTCATCAGACTGCACACATGGTGATGGTTTTGCAGTCATCGCCGTTGATCCGAGTCTCCAGCGTGACCATCACGTTCGCATCATCCGAAGTGTGCAGCAGATACCAGTCCACCACCTTGTAGCCGTTGAGTAGAGCCCGCATGAGCCCTACGATGCCTACCTTCATTACATCTCCCCTGTGATTGATATGATTGCGGTAAAGAACACGAGGAGGCTGTGGAACGCTTCCACCACGAACCACAGCCCCACGCCAGCCATCGTGCAGAACAGCAGAATCAGGAATATGAGATCGATGTCGTCAAACTCCCTCACTTCCATCCTCGTATTCTCGCCCAGACGTATCCCCAGAAGGAGTGCTCTGCTACGGGGAAATCACACACCAGGCATCGCCAATCCCAGTAGCCGGGACCAGGTCTGGCAATATGCCCGTTGATACGCGAAGGCGTGTAGGGATCAGGATCGACCTTCGCCCTAACACGGGACTTCAAGTTCGATCTCGTCTCGATCTTCCTGAAGGCTACAATCGCAAGCGCCTGGCCAATTGCTCCCGCGCCAAGTCCTGCAAGCAAGGTCGTGAGTCCGATCTGTCCCATATCGTTTCACCGCCTCTGCGTGTTGTGCCCGTATGCGTGACTCGGAAGTAGTTCCGATTGCTGCTTCATTTTCAACCCCGAAGGGTTCGGATTCGAGAACCATGAGTCGTAATCCTTTTCGTTGAATGCCTGCTTGGTAGCAAGCGCCTTGGTGATCGCCGTATCAACGGCAGAAGCCGATCGGAGTACGTAGTAGTACAGGTCCGTATACGGCGTGTTCAGTCGGTCGATCCGTCCTTTCGCCTGCTCGAAAATCTTGTAGCTGTAATTCAATGACCAGAACACCATTGCGTCCGTGCTGATACAGTTCCATCCTTCTGCTCCTGCCGTGTACTGCACGAGATAGAGCCACCGATCAGTGTCGGGAATTTCTTGATGGCGGTGACCGTTCCACTCGGCGACCGGAACATCAAGCATGTCCTGGAACTGACGCAGCATCTCCAACTCCGAGTTGAAGTTGTAGAATATGATCAGCTTCGGATGCTTCTCCATCAGTTCCATCACGGCAGCGACTCGCGAGACATCCGTGTTGACCAGCTTGCGCATTACGAGGAACATCTCGCCGACATCATTCAGCGGACGGTCCTCGTAAATATGCCACCGGTCTTTTTGGACTCTCGCGAACTGCTTCTCATCATAGAAGACCATGATGTTCTCGGTATGTCGAATCGTATGCCTGGAATATGGCATGTCGACCGTGATCTCACGTTTGTAGTCTTCAAGTACCTTGGTGTCGACGAAGTGGTCGATCTGCGGGAACTTTCGGAACGTGTTGTAGACGACATGCTTTTGGATGAACTCAGTCCGGTTCTTGAAGAACCCGTGTGCCACAAAGACCGGAATATAGTCCATCCAGGTGTCCCCCGGTGTCGCTGAGAGCAGAATCCAGCGATTGCGGTTGACGATCTTGTAGAACGATTTTACCCAGGCCCCTGATCCAACCAGTCGTTGCTCGTCGAAGACGAAGAAGGCGTCTCGTACATCCGTATAACGGCCGATATTATTCCAGCTGTCAACTCGGACTTGAACTCCTCCGAAACTGGCATCCCGATCGGGAGACAGAGCGAAATCGCTTGCTTCAGCCTCCCATTCCAGCTTGTCGCGTTTCTTGGCAGTTGTAATGATGTAGAGGTCTCGTGGCCGTACCATAGGCCGGACGTCGCCGATACCGTTAATTGGTATCTGCCCCTCGCATACTCGCAGAACGAAATATGCAAGGGCGGTTCGAGACTTTCCTGAACCCACGTCGCCCTTGAGAATGGAACCGTTCCGAAGAGTACGTACAGCAGTCGCTTGATTGGGGGCAAGCTCCACGCCCATTTAGCCTCCTCTCCTGATGAGTGCGTGCGCACGTATCTCATGTTCACCTCTCGCCACAGCGCGTAGAGCCCGATGACGACCATCATGAATAAACCAATGCCCAGTAACCAGAAGTTCGACGGCAATAGGTTCGTCGTCATTCTCGCGCCTCCTCTCGGGCTCCTTGAGATGCTCCTTAGAAATATCATGCTCAGGCCAGACACAATCTCTCAGACTGATCAGACGAACAGGTAACTTCGTGAAGTCATACGTCGGCGTACTCAAAGGTGTTTCCCTTCACATGCTTGTGTAGTCCTCGCAGCTGCGCCGAAATATGACTCTGTACCAGATCGAGATCCTTTGCCGCATGAGTCTGGCTCTCATACACCTTGCCGGTCTGAATATGACGGACAGGGCGCATGATGCGACGCTTGGTCTTTTCCTCCGGCGGGAGATGCAGCCGAGGGTTCTCGTACTCGAAGCTCAGCCCATGGTGCTGTGCCTGTCGCTTGCCGCCCAGCATCGCGCTCACGGTGGAGGGGTCAAGACCGAGCTGCCGCGACATCTCAGCCACCGACGGAAAGACCTGCCCCGTCTGAATAACCCGCACAGAGCCGTAGCGCTTGCGCTGCTTGGGAGGAGGCTTCTTGCGTACTCGCTTGGGCTTTGTCTGGCCCTGCTGAATATACTCAGCCTCAGTCTGTACTCTTGTCTCCTCCTTCACAGGCGCATCGTCATCATCAAGCCCCACATACAGCGACTTCTTGACCGGCCCCGGATTGAACGGCAAGCGCTCCTTGTGCCGTCGCTCTCGTCGATCGTTGCGCAGATCCGTCTCTTCGTCGCCGATATAGAGCAGGTTGCTCACTCGGCAATTGGTCGGATCATTGTCCTTGTGCCGCACTTCCGCATACCCATCAGGGTTGTGCAGAAATGCCTCAGCGACGACTCGAGCGACCTTCTTGGTGACGTTCACGCCTCCAGGCTTGGTCATCCGCACCAGCATGACGCCCTTACCGGTCTGCCACGGCTGCACGAACTTCCCATCCATTCGTGACTTCACTCGTCCCAGATTGCTGACGATATAGCCCTGGAAGCCCACCACAGGCATCCACTGCTCAGTTCTGTACTCCCCCTGCTTAATCAACATACGAGAACGAATACCCCCTGTGTGTCTTCCCCAGTCCCATGAGGATCTTGGCGACAATGCCGCTTTCTCCATGAATACGCTTTGCGACCTGACTCGGCGTGTCAAAGACCTCGTTGAGCTCGTTGATCCGGATCTGGCGCTTGTGGTCGATCTTGGTCCGTGCTCTCGGCGGCACATTGAGCGTGACGTTCATCACTGAGCAGTCACTCTTGTCTGTGCTTTTGAGAAACACCTCGCGGCTTGGTCGATAGTCCACGAAAAATGCCTGCGCTACCAGCACCCGCACTGGGATCTGCACAGGATTCTTGTTGATCGAGTAGAGCACGACGTAGCGATCGCCCTCCTTACCCTCTCGAATGGTCAGATCCTTACCCGTTGCCGCATTGACAACTCGCCCAAGATTCGAGACTTCATACCGCTCGTAGTCCTTGACTGGGACGAAATGCTCATCGTCCAGCAGGTGTGACTCACCCATGTTCACCTTCCTGTTTGATGTGCTTGATGGCCTCGAGGATTCGACCGGACATGCGACCAGCTCGGTATCCAGCCTCGTATGCTGCATTAACGTCTCGGTAGTACTCCCGCATGGTTGGTGCAGAATATGCTGAGGGCGACTTAACATGAAACAACCAATACAGTAGCCTCGCTTTCAGTGCTTTCATCTTTGCCCCCGCAAAAGATATGCCAAACGCCGGAAAGGAATGAGAAGGCGACGGTAAGACATCGCTACAACTCATCCTTTCCGGCGTTTGGGGAATGTGAACATGGAAATATCGCTTTCATCAGCGTCAGGGACTTCTGTGCTCTCTTTCAAGCACTGTGTGACGTGACTACTCCATGGTGGGCGCCAGGTCTCACTCCTGATCATTTAAGACACGGTAATGATGCGTGTCCCCACCCGCTCTGAGCCTAAGAAGCTATTTAGCGTCGCTCAGACGACGTCGTACTAGCGGCCGTTCGGTCCGCCCACACCCGTGAACTTCGTGCAGTGCCAGGCGTGGTTGCCCGCATCTCCCGTCGTGTCACCGATGATCAGCGAATACGTCCCGTCCGCCTCACGGAAGGCACTCATGCCCTCAGCCTCGAAGTGGCCGTCCCTCCAGGTCGGCTTGCCCGAAGAGTTCGTGCCGTTGGAGGAAATGGAGTTGGACGTGCTCGTCTGATAGGTGTTCGTACCGAGCCACGCACCGTCGGAGAGACGATACTGCTCGATCTGCACCTTGTCAGAGGAGTTGGGCGTATCGTTGTCGATCGCCTTGCCGACCCAGCGGAACATCGCACCCTGGATGACTGCGAAGCCCTGCACGGTGGGAGGATTCGTCGGCAGCTTGAACTGGCTGTAGACCTGGTTGACACCGTTCTTCAGATCCGAGATATGACGCAGCTTGTACGTCTCACCCGATCCGTCGAACTCGTAGTGCCGCTCGAGCGCCAGGTCGTTGGTCCAGTCGAAGTGATAGACCGCCTCGGGTCCATCCTGCACGGGCAGCGAGGTAAATCCGCCGTTCGCCTTGACCTGGTCCTTGGTGTAGGTACCGGGCTTGTAGGGGAAGCGACAGAACTCGTTCTGGTTATCCGTACCCTGCCAGGTCATCCAGACCCAGAACTTGCCCGAGCTGTCCTTCTCGATCTCGAACCCGAGACCGTGACCGCCGTAGGTGAGCTCCATCGCAGAAATGGGCTGACCGGTGTCGTAGCTGAGTCGGTTGATGATCGTGTTGTCGATACCCGAGACGTTCGAGTCCGGACCCTGCGTTGCGAAGAAATCGCCACCGTTCTTATACACGATGTCCTGCATCACGAACCCCTTGGGGAACGCGCCGAAGGCCCTAAACGAAGTGGGCTTCTTGAAGATCGGGTCACTCATGAGAGCGACATTGGTAGAGGGGTCATAGGACGGCATTAGTGTCTCCTGTCTTCGGTGGTTAGTGGAATATCAAAGCCTACACGCTGAGGACCCGCAGGTTCAACATATGACTCAGTATCACGGTGTTCAAACTGCTCTTCAGCTTCCTCTTTACGCTTGCGCTCAAAGGATAACGAGAGCTTGACTTCCAGCTTCACGACTTCTTCCGACCCTTGTCATACTCATAGAGCAGATAGAGCCAGGCGAGCCCCATGGTGCCGAAATATGTCGTCCAGTACATCGATGCAAACTTCGCTGCGGGATTAAACTCTTCCGACTTGTCCATGAGGCTCGCCTTTCTACTCGTACGATTCGCTCAGGTCAATCAGATCAACCCGTAGCGGATGCGGCTCTTCCGAGTCACACTCACAGGGAACCGGATTGTCGTTGTCGTCCAGGTCAGCGATGCCATCACAGTTGCGATGCTTCCCGTCCCGGCACTCCGGACAACGCTTCACTTGTGGCCTTGGGTTCGTGAAATTGCAATTGCGAGCAGCAAGAGCACCACCCCCGTCACACAGAGGACAGTCACACTCCCGAATATCGCTGTCGGCCAATCCATCTGTTAGTCCCTCCAGAAATAGCGTCATCAGTTAGTAGGGAAGATACTTCCCTTTACCCCGCAATCGATAGATGAGTGTGGCAAGTGGACGAGCCGAGATCGTCCCGATGAATATCCCGCCAAAGACGAGAAGGAAGGTCCAAAGAGGCATAACCTACTTCTTGGGCGAAACCGACTTGGGCGCCTCCGGCGTGACGACCTTCGTGTCGGAACCATCGGGCGTGGACTTCTCCTGAAGGTCCTTGCTCTCCGGCTTGTAGAAGGGCTTCTTCGGCTCGGGCATGGTCTTGGCATCCACCGACAGGTTCGCCACAGGAGGCTCGGTTGCAGGCTTCGCAGGCTGCTGCTTGGACTGCTTCTCGCTCACCAGCGACTCAGGACCCTTTTTCTCGTCCTTCTTCTCCGGCTGCTTGGCCTCCTGCTTCTCTGCGGCTGCCGACACGAGGATCTCACCGGTATAGCGAGTTCCCTTCGTATCCACGACCACGACACGCACGAGCTTGCTGTCGCCCTTGAAGGTGTAATCCTTGATGACAGTCGACTTACCGGTGTGGACCGGCGTGTCGCTGCGGGCACCGAAGTACCACTCCACTCGAGCGATGTGAGTGTCGAAGTTGTCGCGCTCGACGACCGCCTCGATGTCCCACTTGTGTGCCGACTCAGAGTCCGGCGTTGCGATAAGGCGTGCAATTCGCATGAAAATATCTCCTAGTGATCGCCAAATTGCGCTTGATTGAGACGCATTTGAGCTTGTCGCGCATCGTCCCGTCTCCGAAGTGAATCACCGATCACAGGCCCGTCGTGCAACTTGCCTCGAAGATTCACCTGTGCACCACTGGGCTGATCCCACTCGATCTTGACTTCCCAGGACGCGCCATCCATCTGATTGCTGCGAATATCTAGACCTTTGATGATCCCATCATCGGGAAGGCCCAGAAGGGTCTCGGCAAGCTGACGCACAGTCAACTGACCACTTCCGGATTCGCTTCCGGAAACCTTCATCTACTACCCCTTTGTGTGTACGAAGGGCCGGGCTTCGGCCTGAATGCAGCGAGCTCATCCTCAGTGCATTGCAGACATAAGCCCGGCCCACCACACCGTGCGACTGGCCCAGGCTTCGTGGGCTGATCTTCCAGCGTGGTCCCCTTGATTCGATGATTGTGACGAGTGAGCGTCACCGATACCGCCTATTCCCATAGGGGTCGTGCGGCCCCCGATCGAATTCCCGGATGGTGTCTCGATAGAACAGGGACTGATCCATCTGTGGCATTGCCAACGGAGGACGGTCCTCCATGAGCTCCGGAATAACCATCAATTTCCCTTCCTTAGTTTCTCCGCATGAGCTTCAGCGCGAAGTCCTGCGTGATAGGCAGCGTCTATAGCCTCTTCGATACACACCAGTCCGAATATCAGTGCTGCGAAACCGGTCACCCAGTCTCCGGTCACCGCAGCCACCACAATCAATCCGACACAGACGGGAGTCATAAACAGCAGCATGAATAAGCCTGCTGGCAGTGGCTCCCATGGTGAGAATCCGTCCTTACCCCGTTTGTGCCACATCGTCTCGACCCCAGAATGAGTCGTCAAGCGCAATCATGACACCGATGGTCGCGATAGAGATCCACGCGCACACCGCACCGAAATAGATCATTCGGTCTCTCCCTTCTTTGCGTTTTCAATACGACGCTTCAGATAGAATTCAGCCTTCTCGAGGTCCTCCACCTCCTTTGCCGGGTCTTTGCGGCCTGCCCGCAGAAGATACTTGCCCACCTGCCACAGCAGCGGATCGGTAGCGAAGAAGGTCTCGAGAATATCGATGACCTCATAGCCGCCCAGCTTGTAGTGCGACGGATGATTGACCGGATCGTTCTCAGGCTCTTCCGGCCGCGGTTCAGTCGGAATATCGAGCTTGACCGGGAACTCCGATCGAGGAAGCCAGCGACCATTCCAGTAGAAATGATCCTTGTCCTGCCACCAGTCACCGTTGTGCCATCCACCAGGCTTGCGAGGAGGCGCCTCACCGTCCAGCAGTGGCACGTTTTCGAGAACCGGAGCAGATGCGGGAAGCTCGACAGTGACCGCGTCCTCAGGTTGAATATCCATCGGTCTGATGGGCTCGTCCTGACTGTCGACCAGCGTCTTCTGCGGCGTGTCTTCCTTGCGAGCGAACTCCTCACAGGTGCAGTCCCAGGAGTTGCAGCCGCGATAGCCCTTCGGATTGTTCATCCGGTGAGCGCCCTCATCGTGGCTACAGGTTCCACAGCGTCGGTCAGGCTCGTCGGGCTTGGTCTCCACAGCAGGGGCAGTGCGATAGAAACCGTCAGGGAGGGATGAGGAGGGCTCCTGACCCTTGACGATCAGTCGTTGACCTGCTTCGATCGTGACCTTCTCATCCAGCACCTTGGCGACATCCTTCACTTGCTGCTCGAGAATCTGCCCTGCAAGGCGCATCTCGCGCTCGGCAATGAACTTCTCAACCTGACGGTAACTGAAGCCTCGTCGGTACAGCTGATCCTTCGAGATTGTGTCCTTCTCGGCTTCACTGACAGTGCGGTAGTTGTCCATGTCGAATTCAGGAATATCTCGAATGTCGCTGCCTTCGTACTCAGCCTTGGTGTCAGGCACGCTTACCTTCCTCGTTGATCTCGACAGCGAAGCTCCATCGGGGGGTATCGAGGAATCGATCCTGGCGAATCAGCGTCTTGCGCTTGGTCACCACGTTCTCGACTCGCCACCAAGGTCCGACGAGCTTGCCGAGCGGGTTGAAGGTCTCGATCAGTCGTACTTGGCGACCCTTACCACGCGGAGTGTTGTCTTGCAGGATCGTCCCAGGCTTCAGTGTTGCGTCCTTGCTGAGGGGAACTCCCATTGCTTGCTCTCCTATTCCATGTGATCTTGACACCGCCTGTCTCGGTCGGTGCCTGTGTGAAGAAATACTCTGGATTGGCCGCTCCAAGGGCCGAGAGTGTCTGGTTGATGGCCTCGAATCGATCACCAACACTGGAGAGGTAATATGCGTCGATCTCGTACGACCCATGCACACTCCGGACAATCTCGGCCCTCGGAAGGATGGGCAGGTTAGGATGCCCCACGGAGCTCCTCATCTTGCTTGTTCAAGAGCTCAACGAGGTTGACTGCTGCGCGCTTGTCTTCACCTGTCTGAGCGTAGAACACCAGTACGCCGTTGGGATTGCGTACGAGGACGGTGTACTTCTCGTTGAGATGGCCAACTTCGTACTTTGGACCAGTTGCGGTTTTCATGATGCGCCTAACACACCTCCGATGACAAATATCAGGGCAAGGGCGGCCACGACAGCTGCCAGGATGAGGCGTTCCTTCGTCTCCATCTTGATGACCTCGATGATCGTAAATATCACCAGCATCGTCCCAAGAACAATGACAGGAACCCACACCATAGCGCTTGCCGCGGCCGCCCAGTTGAAGGACATGGCTACGAGTTGTCCTTGATGTAGTTCTGGAGCCGCTCGTGAGACACGTCTGCCGAAAGTGATGCTCGACCAAAGAAGGACACAGACAGCACGCCACCTTCAAGACCCTCGAGAAGAATCTTCGAGAAGCCTTCGATGAGATTGCCTTCTAGCTGTCCAGTCTCGAGATTGACCTTGATCCGCCCGACAGGAGCTTCGCCCATCATGAGCGGAACATAGTCAGCTGCCTCAGGCGCCGAATATGAGTCAAGTCGAGAACTTACCTCTTCAGCAGTCTCCCATTCGCCCTGTCGATCTGTCATTACTTCTTCCCCGTGTAGATGTTCGGGTTCGAACCAGCAGGCACGACGACCAGGTTGCCCTTGGCGCCGATCTCCTTGAGTGCGTCGATGTAGCGAGACGTCAGCACGTTCTGGTTCAGTCCCTTCGACAGCTCCGCGTTGGCCTCAGCCTGAGCCTTGGCCTGCACGACCTGCTGCTGAGCCGAGACCTGCGTCGCCTGGAGCTTGGCCTTCTCCTTGGTGACGTTGATCTGAGCGGCCTGAGCATCCGCGTAGCGCTCCTTGATCGACTTCGGCGGCTCGATGTTCTGCAGGCTCACGTTGTCGATCGTGACACCAGAGCCCTCGAAGGCCTCCTGGAGCGCGGTCTGGATGCTCGTCTGCACCTGACCCTGCTTGGTGATCAGATCCAGCGTCGTGTAGGTGTTCGGCACCTTGCGGATCGCGCCCTGGATGGTGAGCGTGACGTAGTTCTGCAGGAAGGCGCTCTCATCCTTGTACTGCTTGTAGATCGTCGTGACCTGAGCAGGAGTGATCGAGTAACGCACGTTGATGTTGACCTCAGAGGACACACCGTCCGAGTCGATGGCCGTGATCGAAGGGCCCTTGGCCGACCCACCGTTGTAGTCGGTGTTGCCATCTCCGATGTAGGACACGTTCTGGTTGCGCACGTTGAAGGTCTTGACCGACTGCCAAGGAGCCTTTCCGTGGAATCCAGGCGTGATCTCCTGGCCTGCGATGTTGCCCGAGACGTCCACCAGAACAGAGGCTTCACCCGTGTCCTGGCTGTAGAAGGTCTGGGAGATGATCGCGATGCCTCCCAAGGCGCCTGCGACCACCAGAATGCCGATCGGGATGACCTTGTCCTTGGCGAAGAAGGCTCCGATCAGGGCGAGCACAGCCACCACTAGCAAGATGATGCCGATAACAAAGAATACCATCAGTTTTTCTCCTATTTGTACTGCGTGGAGTCGATACCACGCACGGTTCTCGCTTCCGGCTTTCCACACCGAATGCATTCTCTGGACATGTACGCATCTACCCGGTCGGGAAGCTCTTTCCCGCTATCAGGATCCGGGTAAATATGAATGAGCTTTGTCTGCTCGACTTTCCACTTCGTCCATCGACGATGCCGACACTTCTCGGGTGCGGCTTGGAGCATTTTGCCCCGGAGGGAATATGCAATCGCCCCCACACCTCCGAGACCGGCAACGAGGAAGAGGACTCCCTCGATGACTGGCCTCAACTTGACTCCATGAGTGTTTCGCCAGTGCGCTTGACTTCGAGAGAAGCTTCTGGCTCAAAATATCCAGACACAATCAACTCTTCGTCGTCATCGAGAGCTTCCAACTTCTTCCGAAGCTCTCCTGCCTTCATGGTGCGACGCGCCCGTTCTTGACAAATGTCGCGTAGGTGATGGGCATGAGTTCAGCGAAGGACTCCTCCATCTTCTCGGCGGCCACCTGGATCTCCCACTGCGGTCGAGTCCGACGGAGAGCGTCAGGTGAATCCACACGCAGCGCCAGGAAGTTCATGAGCGACCTTGCGTTGACGGTGAAATAGAACTGCGTGTAGATACTGACCGGCAGAACCGTTCGAGCAATCTCGTTCGCAACTCCAGCCTTGAGCCTGCGCTGATAGGCGTCCCAGGCGTTCTGAGCAACACCCTTGTCCGTCCCATAGACCAGCTGCTGCTGAAAGGCAGTGCCCTCAGCGAATTCAGGCCGTGCGCTCGTACCGATGTTCTGCAGCTTCCGATCGTTGCTCGGCGTGAAGAACTTCGGAATGAGCTCGGTGTAGCGGCCACTCATCTCGTTGTAGGACGCGATGCGATGACGGAACCACTCCCGAGCCACGAATATCGGGACCTCGGCGAAGAAGGTGAACGTGGAGTGCTCGAACGGGGATCCGTGTCCAGCCTCCATCAGGTAGTTGATCAGACGAGGCATGTCCGTACCCGGCTTGTTCTCGCCCTTGACCGACACCTGTGCCGCCTGCACCACGTGATCATCATGTGCCAGAGCCCTCACGAGCTTGACGGTCATGATGTTCGACATCTCGATCTTCGCAGGCACTACTGCCGTTGACGGCGGATTCGGATCGCTGATGATCCCGTGGTTCACGTCAGCCATTCTTGTTGATCTCCTTCTCATCGATGACCGGCTTGTACTTGTTGAGGAAATCCGAGTCGTTGACGATCTCGATACGACCTCCTGAGGGGTGGCTGTGCTGTACGACCCACTGACCGACATCCACGCGAATCCCCCGAGCACTACCGGAAGGAAGTACGAGATACGGTGGTGCGTCCTCGAGAGTGTCGCCTCGCGAACGGTCCTTCTCAGAGTCTCTGCGAAGATAGTGCTCGTAGCCACGCCCGACGTAGAAGGCGTTAGGAAACCACTTGTGAAACTCTTCAGCATTCTGCCATCCCATGAAACGAAAGGCCTCAACTAGAGGCGGGATCTTCGGCTCAAATATCGCGGCTTGCCGCATGTCTACCCTTTCTTGAGTCCTTGCATCACCTTGTCGAAGTCGTCAACGGTCCGATACCGATTGGCGAAATCAGAATCCGAATACATGTAGGTCTTCTTCTCACTGTCTACGACGAGCCACGTGCCGACGTCGATACGAATATCCGGTCCCGACGGGTTCGGGAACACGAGATACTCCGGCGCGTTCTTACTGGGTCGACCGTCCTGGTTGCGCTCCTGCGGCGTTCGAAGCGAGTGCTCGAAGCCCTGTGGCACGTAGAAAATACCGGGGAGCCATCGCATGATGGACTCGGCACCCTCCCAGCCGGTGAACTGTTCAGCATCAACACGGGTAGACTTGATGGGCTCGTACGATCTTGGCATCAGTTATGCTTCTCCTTCTTGGGTTGGTTCAGGAACATAGAGTATCTGGAAGTCAGTATCGGAAAGCGCGTAGAACTTGCCTTCCTCGGTCTCGACGATCCAGAATCCCGGACCAGCCAGGTTCTGAGAGCGCGGACCACCGACACGAACGAATGCGTTCTTCTGGGCAAAGTCGACCGATCCTTTCAGGAATGCAGTAGCGTCACCTCCTTCGGACAATATCCAGGCCTCGAGCTTGAGCGCCGAGTCGTCAGTACCGTCATGCTGACACGCTTCGACGGTCGGATTCCTCCTGGCGTACGTCTGCATCGTCATCCCCCAGTGACTTGTACATGTTCTTGAAAATATCCGGATAGACGCTGTAGAAGTGCCCATCCTCCGTGCGAACAACCCAGAAGTGCGGCTGCACCAGTCGATCGAAGCGATCAAACAGGCGCAAATATGCGTTGTCCAGATCGTAGTCGAACTTCCCCACCGGAATGATCTCGACTCGTGTTCCAGACTCGCGAATCCATGCACCAAGACTGTCTGCAGACTGGTTCGTTCCAGAATGTTGACGAGCCTCAACCTCGATGTGCCCCAGTCGATAGTTGTTGGTCACGACGTCTCTCCCCCGCTCATCCGCTTCATCGCGATCTTGTTCACCTTCATGTTGACTTTGTAGGTCTTCTCGAGATCATCGATTGCGGTGTCTCGATCCGGAGCCTCGATGTACTTGGTCTCGAAGGTACCGTCCGCCTTCTTCCAGACGAACTTGTAGGTGTATCTCTGCATGACTCCCCATTTCGAACCAGGAGGGGCGACAAATATCTCTGCCACCCCTCCCAGTGTTTCGTACAGTCCGCTCCCACTGTGCTGCTCGACACCTCAGGGCTGTTGGACTGCGGCAATCACGAGACCGTTCTCGCGACTACGTCTTGGCCAGCGACTTGTGATCGGCGGTCTTGTGCTTGGGATATGGATGCTCGTCCGTACCACCTTCACTCAGCAGGTAGTAGGTCTTGCCTCCATCGTGCGAGAACGCCTCCGTGAGCCTGCAGTTCTGCCACAGGTTCGGGAATTTCCTCGGATTCCCCAGCAGCTTCTCGTCGATCTTGACCCACTCCTCCGGGTCGTCGGTCAGCGGCGTGAGATTCTTGCGCTCAAGCAGCTGCATGATCACGGGGATCGTTCCCGCAGCACTGCCTCCCGAGTGACCGTATGAGGCGAATGAGTGCACCACCTGGAGATACCAGTCGATCTCATCCGGCTCGACACCGGCAATCTCGAGCTCTTTCCGAGCGTGGTCAACAAGACTACTCATCATCACTCCTTTCTTGTACGTAGGACTTCTTGAACTTGATGTCGCTCACCATCGAGAACTCGCCGTCAGCGTGATTGAAGAGTACCCAATCAGTTGGTCCCACAGTCTTGTGAGTCCAGACAGTTCCGAAAATGATGTAGCGGTTGGTGTGGTCGAAGTTGTAGCCATCGGGCAGAAGCGATGCTTTGACACGAATATCCGATTCCAACCAGGCGATGATCTCTTCGCCCGTTGCAACCGTACCGTCGTGCTGCACCGCTTCCACCCGAGGACCCAACTCTCGATAGGCCGAGAGCTCCACGCTTACTCCACGTGCTTCAGGCGGAATTCCATGTTGCTCAGAATGCTCTGGTTGCCATCAATATCCTTGATGACCCAGTCACCTGGCCCGATGTATGCCACTCCGATGTACCCGAACACCTGGATGTAGGTGTTGTTCGGATCCTGAATGAACGCTCCAGCGGTTGTGACGCTTGCCTTCAGGGGCGGATCGATCCAGCGCACGAGATCGTGAGCCGTCTCCTCCGTTCCATCGTGCTGAAACGCCGTGACCTCAGGGCCTCGCTCGAAGAACTTCTGCGGCTCAGCCATTCTCCGTTCCCAGTCCGATGGTGTTCTGGCCGGAGTCCGGCACGTCGGCGTACTTCAGATCGAGCTCGTCCTCGTGCAAGGTGACGAACATGCTCTTCAGATATGCCTTCACACCTCGCTTGTCCTGCACCTCCCACTCGTACGGGTTGACGATCAGGTCGACCTTCTCGATGTCCGCGAAGTCGAGGATGTTGACAGAATCCTCATCCAGCTGCGTGCGACCGGCGTGCGTGATCAGAACGATCTTCGGCGGACGACCACTGGAGTAGTTCACCGAGATCTGCATGTAGTCCTGCGGCTGCTGATCCGGGTCAGCGTCCTCACGGGGCTTCAGGGTCTTGACGTTCCAGCCATCGGCGGTCAGATCGGTCGCCTTGTCCGGGTCGAGGAAGATCGCGAAGTTGCGGTCACCCTTGCGGTTGAATCGGCCCTCGTTCCCGCTGAAGTTACGGAATCGGATCGTGGCGTCCTCGACGATGAGGTCGGGAATACGTCGTGCCATCAGTTGTTCTCCTTGTTCGCTTTGTCGGCTTGGACTGTACGGAGCGCTTCGGTGTACTTCACACCTGTCTCCCTCTGGAGCTTTCGTGCAGCCCGCTTGTCTTGCATCTTCTGGTATTCTTCTTCGTCCATCATGCGAAATATCTAGTCGCCGTCAGGCACCTCGTGACCGTACCGGTCGACCTTGAAGCCGTTCCAGGCAGCGCGCCTTGTGATTGCGTTGTTGTAGGACTTGAGGCAGCCGAGCAGATACTCAGCGAGAATGAAGTCCGGCGTACCAGAACCGTTCTCGGCAGAATATCTGTTCAGCACGCTCGAGAGTTCGCTCTGCAGGCTCGGCTGACCCGACAGCTCCTCGATGGATACCGGCTCGGTCTTCAGATCGGCCACCGCACCACGCAGTCGAGCCTCTTCGGCCAGAGAGATGTCGTGTTCCGGCAGATCGTGGATCGGTCGAGCAGGCTCGGGAAAGCCGTAGTTGTTCTCGCTATCAGGCATCAGTTTCTTCTCCTTATTGGATGATCCATGTTGTAAAACACTATGGCGAGTGATGGACTATGGAATATACTTCCGGGTTGAGGCCGAAAGCCGAGTCGATAGGCCAGCTTCTTGAATCGCCAGGTTCCAACAAACTTCAGAGACCCTGTGTAGAGTCTCATTAGACTGCTTGTGAATCCTGCGATTGTGTGCGTTCTTCTTCTACTGCCCGCTTGGCGGCGTCATAGGCCTCCATGAGCGGACGAAAGCCCGCCCCAAGGCGATAACCAGACCCAGAGGAGTCCGTAACGCGCTCCATAGGAACAGGGACACTGCCAATCGCAGCCAGAACATCTTCAGCGAGTGTCACTCGTCGTCGCCACCACGGAGGTCGTCCGGGTGCTCGTAGTAGTTCGGCGTGGAGTCGTCGTCCTTGAGGTCGTTCTCGGCCTGCTGGGCCTGGCTGTCAGCGCTGATCGCGTCCTTACCAAGCTCGGTCTCGCTGGGAGGCGTCGGGGTGGGCGTGGTCTCGTCCTTGTTGCTCATGACTTCTTCTTCCATTCCTTCGCGACGGTTTCGCGAAACTTGAGTTTCTTCTTGATGATTCTGTGAGCCTTCTTCTTGGCTCCCCAGAACGTGAATGCGCTGGTTCGTTCAGCGTTGCGGGAGTACTCGGCGTAGTAGTCGAGCAGGTAGAGCCCTTCAACGCTTCTGGTGATCTCTACTCGAGGGCTCACCATGATGTTGGGGTTGCTCTTGGGACCGTTGATGGTCCACTTCGCATCCTCGCTCACCAGGTGTCCCGCTTCTCAGTCAGGACCTCGGTGATCTTCTTGCCGACCGCGAAGCCGATCTCGTCGTAGAGCCACGTGCCCTTGTCTTCGATCAGCTGCTTGAGCACTGCGAGGATCTGGTCACGGATCGACTGCGCGACGACCTCGTCCTCCAGGTACTCACGGACGACCTGCACAGAGATCTGCGAGACCGCGTTGCGGAATGCCTGCTCGAGCTGTGAAGGCTGTTCGACGTCAGAGAAGCGCTCCTTCTTCGGTCGAACGGTCAGCGCAGTCACTGCCTCACCGATGAGACGCTCTCGAGCATCGGCGTCGAGGAGCTCTAGGATCGCCTTGTGGACGACCTCCTTGGCTGCCTCAGGGTTAATCGAAATATCTGCCATCAGGTTCTTCTCCTTCGTTGTTGTCTATCGGCGAGGTGCTGCAGGACGGGGCGCAGGAGCCACAGGCCTCGGTGCGGGCGCCTTGATCACCGGAGCAGGTGCCTTAGGAGCCGGAGCTTTCGGTGCGGGATTCGCAGGCTTGGGGGCTGGAGCAGGTGCCTTCGGAGCCGGTGCCTTATAACCCGTACCGCCCTTGGTTGTGCCCAACTTCTTACCCGAGCCAGTCGAATATCCACGTGTCGTGGCCTTCTTATAGCTCGTCCCACCCTGCGGTGCCAGTCGCTCATCGTGTTCAATGACCGAAGACGACGGGACAGTGCGATATCCACCAGAGACCGGGCTGCCATACGAGGGCAGGGTCCGACCCCAGATGAGATACCACCACAGGAACCCACTTGCGGCTGAGGAATCGTCGCTACCGCACTGCGAGCCATCTACCCGCTCTCTCGTGTTCTGATCGATGCAGACACGAGAGTACTGCGGGTCCTGACCTGACTCGTTACTACAGCCGGAGAGAGCGAAACCCACTGCGAGGACAGTGATCATCGCAAATACACTACGCATTAGCCGATCACCACCGCGATGAACTCCTCGGGCTGTGGAGGCCTCGAGAATGCGTAGATGATCCGACCGACCTCACGACGTGGCGGATTGATAACCTCGTCTCCTCCGACTGCTCGGAAGAGCTGCGCGACCACAAACGGAGACTGGTCATGCGGAACGGAGAATATCATTCCCTCCCCATCCCCAATCTTCGCCGTGATCTTGCTGATCGGCACCGGAAGCATTTGTGCCACATTCTCTTCCGGCGTCATAGACTCATCAGTCATACTTACTCTCCTCGTCGTAGGTTGGGTCGATCAGGGGTGCCGAAATGCAGTCCGGTGCTTCCTCGAACGACCGTCGTGCGCGAACTCGGCTGCTGATAGTCAGCAGTCAGCCCGCATCGAGGACACCAGGCAGGCTTGGCATCGCGATGCTGCACCGGCTTGTGGTCATGCACTGGGATACCTGCCTCGAGCTGAATATCCATCTCGCTCTTGACGTGCTTACCTTGCTCGGTCTGCACAAACGAGTCGTCATCAGCGATCGAGACGCCGGTGATTCCTCCCTTGAACAGATCGATGACCTCGTTCGGATCGTCGGTCTTCAGATCCATCTCAGCGTGGATGAAGCCCTGTCCTCCCTCGTAGAGCTGAGCCTCACCCACCACCTTCTTCTGACCGTTGACCTCGATCGTTACTGGGACTCGTCCGAGTTCGTTCTTGTCGAAAATGGAGCCCATTGACGCTTTTCCTTTCCGCTCATTTTGCTGAACTTGCTGATCCACTTCACTTGACGCTTGTGCGCCTTCCGCAGATTCCGCTCATGCTTGCGCATACGACGGAGAATACGGCGACGCTCCTGCTTGTAGAAGTGCAGTGGGTACTGCTCTTTCTCCTCTTCCAACGTGCCGAGGACGATCTGCAAATATCCGATGTCGGTCTGTCGACCGTGGATGTAGGTCGCCTCGTCCTTAGCGAGTCGGTAGTATTCGTCGGCAGTGTACGACATCAGGTTCTCTCCTTTGGTGTGCCCCGCTTCCCCCTGGTCAAATATCTAGACAGGCCAGACGTACTCGAGATCGCTCGGTACACCTGGGAATTGTGGGCCGTAGTAGAACGGATCCTTTCGAATGAGATTCGACTGGTGGCTGAAGTGCAGTTCCCAATTGTTCTTCAACCACCACGGATCGTCTAATATGCCCTCTCCACGCATCGTGTGCGCGTCATACAGCAGCTGCGTCTTCTCAAGACACGTGTCATTGTATCCTCGAATATCGCTCCACTCATGACAAATGAAGTACTGATAGTCAAGAAATGACCGCTCGTATCCTCTCCACATCTTCACTGCTGGATGATTCTGCCACCCGTATTCTGGCTCGAATAGGGCATGCATGATTTGCAGGTTCTCAACGCGCTGCTTCCCCAAGCGCTTGTTGTCAAGAACCGCCGCGCACTCCGAGAAGGAGGGGAACGGCAGAAACGTTTGCACTACCGCTCCCCTTCCTTAATGTCTCTTGATCAGGACGACCTTGGTGAGATTCGGCTTACTTCCCCAGGTGAGGAAGAACGCAGCAACACGAGCTCCGAACTCGGTTCGATACCAGCCCTTGAACTTGTCAGTGCCGTATCCTCTGTTGATGGAGTATTCGACGTGGTAGGGACGCTTCTCCCACTTCTCCAGACGAGCCTGCTCTTTCAGCTCCTTCTGCTCCTTGTTCCTCTCTGATCGTGGATAGAGCACTACTTGCTGCTCTCTGTGGTTTTGCTTCATGACGTGAAGGCCTCAGCGTCACCGTACCTCTGGATCTGACCAAGAGCATCGTCCACGAGCTTGTTGAAGTAGCTCATGTCGATCTTGTCCTCCCAGTGCAGCTCCTGTACGAGATGCGACTCCATCCAGCGATAATCCTTCGTACCAGCGACTGCCGCCTTGATCTCACCATCCTTCTCGCGCTTGAGCAGACCGCCTCCGTCCGTCACCGGAGTAAACGAGCCAGCCTTCCCGACAAAGTGGACCGTGCCATCCTCGAACACCATCGGAGTGTCAACACCGGTGAAGTCGATGTAGATGGCCGTCGTGACGCTCTTGGTCTCGCACAGATCCGGGAAGGTGATCTCCTCATGGCTGAAGAGCTTCTTGAAGACGTACGGGTGCTGGAACTGTGCACCCACGGCCTCCCACTTGCCGATCTTGCTCGCCTTCTCAGCCCAACCGACTCGAGCGATGTAGACCGCGTCGTTGACCAACGCCATCTTCTCGTAGGTCGCCTCGTGCACAAAGTTGTATCCGTACTCACGACCGTAATCCATCACGAACTGGATAATATCCGGCGTTGCGTTCGGGATCTTGATCGAGTCGGTCTTGATGTGCGCGACAGTGAAGCCTCGAGCCTGCACCTCCTGCTTGAGGTTGATCATGAACAGAGCCCCACGCTTGGCGACGATGTTGTCGATGTTGCGCGGGTCTCTGAACGCATTATCGAACCTGGCCGAAGTGAGCCCGTAGACAATGTTGATCACGATCTTCAGAGCGTACGAGAGCTTGTCAGCCTGCTCCTCGTCCGTAATATACGGCGCGAGCTTGCCACCCAGCATCTCACGAGCAGCCGCGTAGTCCTTCTTCTTGATGGCGACACGAGCCGCCTTCAGATCGGAGAAGTTCTTCGTGTACTCACCGAAGAGGTTGAGTGTCTCGATTGACGTGGGGTGCATCGACTCGACATCGAGCAGAACGACGTCCGTGTACATACCTGGCTCGGCGTGCACATAGCCACCCTCACCAGGCTCCTCGTCTCGGTAGAAGCTCTTGCCGAGCTCGAACTTGTAGCCGGGGAACATCTGGGAGAGGTCCGTGTAGATGAACTTCTCCTGCGGACGACGGTCGTTGCCGAACACGATCCGAGCAGTGTGCATCTGCGTTGAAGCGTTGACCGACAGTCCCGACAGCTCAGCGAGGATCTGACGAGCGATGAAGTCCTGCTCACGATCCTCGAACACGGCCTCAGTCGCGTCGACGTCGTTCATGCAGTAGCGGGCGATCTTCTCCCACTTTGCAGGATCCACCGGCTTGTCCCAGGGCTCGTCGTTCTCGACGTGCGGAAGGCCAAGCTCAAGCTCCCACTTCTTCAGCGACTGCTTCTTCGAGGCGAAGTCGAAAATATCCGCGTAGGACAGATCGTACGCCTCACCGAAGTAGGCCGAAGGAGTGCCATTGATCAGCTTCTGGCTGAGCTGGTACAGCTGCTCGTTGCTATACCCCATGAAGGCGGCATAGATGATGTGGTTGTCGTACCGACGGTTGTTGAAGCCCACGAGCTTCAGCGACAGCAGTGGCTCAATATCCTGAGCCTTCGGGTTGATCATCTTGACGCCCTGCTTGGCGCCTCGATACTTCCAGCACACCACGAACAGGTTCGGGAAGACCTCGACATCGAACAAGACCGGTCGGTCGTCCGTCACGGCGATGCAGTCATCACACTTGCACTCCACAGCGTGACCCTGGTCATCGACTGCTTCGTTCTTGTTGACGAACTGCATCTGTCCGATCAGCTTGATGCAGTACAGCGCGTTGTTGGTCGAGCTGTTCGCGAACGCCAGAATGCGAGGCCGCATGTCGCTGACGTCATACTGAAGGTTCTGCTCCTTCGCGTCGTCCAGGATCTTCTTGATGAAGTCCATAGACGGCTTCGTGCTGTCGTGGATCTCCTTCCGAAGATTGCGATTGATCAGATCCCGTAGCGACTTCTCACTCTTGATCGTGTCTTGGTTGAGCATCAGTTTTTTCTCCTTGAGCGGAAGCCCACTATTGATGGTGGCAACAGGAATGTTGTTGCACTTCGTTAAACGCCGACGCAGTGAGGACTCACCAACAAAGACCTTGATCTCGATATGGTCGTCATACACTCGGCTGAGTTCTTCTGGGTCTCCTTCATAGTTGTAATGCAGATGAATACCCTCACCACCGCGAGAATATTCGGCATACGTGCTCGGCCACTGACTTGCAGCCTCAAGATTGCGCTCTGCGCTCTTGTTTCCCTCGGCGTCAGTCAGGTCGAAATCGATCACAATATGATTCAGAGGCACCTTGACAAAGTGCTCCTTCGTCGGATCGATGTCCGAGAGCTTGGATGTGACTCCAGCCCACTTCTCTAGCGGCGTTCCAGTCCGAGTCGCGTATTGTGCGGGCTGATCCTCCATCAGGCGATCAAACAAAGACTCCGTGTCGTCCATCACCAGCGAGAAGACACGAGGTTCTTCTTTGCTGGTTTGGGACTTGAAGTGGTCTGCTTGAAACTCGGAGTACCAACTGCGGACTCGTACACCGTCAATCTCTGCACGCTCTTCAAACTTGTCGAAGTAGTTCTTCAACTCTTCTCGAAGCTTGTACTGCGGCATTCGAAACTCGATCTCGCTCTCTTCACAGAACGTCTTGTACATCTCATGCGCTTGCTTGAGGGATACGCCGTTCTGCTCCTTGAACACATCGTAGTTGGCCTCGATAAAGTTGAAGAAGACATCAGTCTGCAACATCATCTCGACCGGACGATATCCGGAGTAGTAGTCCTTCCCCATCTCCCGATAGACCTCGAGGCAGTGGTGCGCGATGGCGCCAAGTTCGAAGTCGATCTGCGAGTAGAGAGACTGATACTTTCGAGGAGCGAGCAAGTTGCCTGTCGGACGAACGTCGATCAGCCGTCGAATAATACCGGACTTGGCATCCGTAATCTTGACCGGCTTGTTCGTCCCCATGAACAGAAATGCGTTGATTCGAGCATCATAACTCGGCTTGTACTTCTCGTTCATGGTCATCTCCTCGTGAGAGATGATCGAGTTCAACTTTGTGTTGTCCTCAATCCGAGACAAGTCACCGTCGTGCTGAATAGCCACAAGCGGATTCGACTTGAACGCCTCGGTTGCGAACGTGTTGTTGACAGAAGTCAGTGCTTTTGCCTCGAACGTCGTGTAGTAACCCTGGAAGAGCTTCTGAATGATGTTCAAGACAGTGGACTTGCCGGTACCGGCCGACCCGTAGAGCACCAAGAACTTCTGGATGTTCTTCGAGTCGCCCGACACAATGGCACCGATGGCCCACTCAATTTTGGCGCGCTCCTCTGGGGAGTAGAGCACGTCCATCATCTCGTTGTAGGCACTGTAATCGCCCGGAGCAAGGGGGTAGGGCAAGCGACGTGACACATGGTCGCTCTTCTTGACCTCCGTGTTGCTGAAGGTGAGGGTTTCGTCCAACTGATCGCTGTCGTCGGAGACATGAGTGAGGTAGTTACGGAACTGCAGCCAGCTGTTGCTACTGAAGTTACCCATGGTCTTGGCAGAGAATATGATTTCTGGTCGCTTCTGCTGCTGTGCCTCAACGTAGAGTCGGATCTCTGTATCGACGAGACGCTGCACGTCATACTCATCCGTGGACCACAGGTTCTTCGCGTCGTCCCACACGGCATAGAAGCTCTTGCCTCGCACCATGAGATCTTCACTACGCTTTACCTGGAAGTCGGGAAAGACCTCAACTCTACCTTTCTTCTCATTGTCTCGTTCTGCAATGTTGTAAAAATCCATGTCACCTCCTTTCGCGACTATGCGAATGGCCCATGGTCAATATAATCGCCTTCCAGCATGTATGCTGACATCTGGTACCATAGTTCAACGCGAGTCTGATCTTGACGCGGATTCCGGAGAGGGAAGAGCCCTCCTCGGCCGTCATAATCGTACTTACGGTTGATGAATCGTTGTAGGGTCTCTGTCACCTCTCTTTCTATAGCCGTACTATAGATGGAATCGTTATATCCGCGGATTTGCAGGTTCTGTGCAAATAACCAGAACCAGTCACCAGGCGTCCCCTTCGCTTCAAAGGACGCCCGGCGAGCTAGTGCAATCATCATCTCCAGCACCGAGCACTGCAGCCCCATCCAGGACGGATCTGCGTCGATATGCTCCCCATCGAGGAACTCCCAACGCAGATCCGTCCCGTCCTCACACCGATTGTCGTCGTTTGGTACCGACCACTCGAACGGTGTGATATACAGCTGCTTGGCAAGATGCCAGAAGGAACGCCGCGGATTTCGATTCCGAACAGCACCTATCTGAAGATAGAGCCATTCAAGATATCGATCGTCAAGCGTTCCATTACTCACTCATCGTCCCTCATTCTCCGGATTCGGGGGCCGGGGGTCTCGTCCGGGATACCGAGAACGACGGACGTGTACGAGCTCGTGTCCAGAATGATCTCGTAGTCCGTCCTCAGCTTCTCGTTGCGGACGTAGGTGATGTTCTTGTCCTCCGAGTCCTGCCCGAACTTGGACAGGTTGTCACGGCCGACAACTTCCTCGAGGTTGCGAATAACCTGCTCCTTGTCGTCCGTCAGCGTGTCGTCACCCTCGTAGTAGGTGATGGTCAGCTTGTCGAACTCGTTGGAGTAGTCGAAGTACTCGTCCTTGGAGATATGGAACGGCTTCTGGGGGTTCCGTGCCTCGAGCTCGTCGAAGCGCGTCTCCTCCTCTGCCTCATCGCTGGACGGGTCCTCAGCTTCGCGACGAGCGGACTCCTGGATGGAGAGAATCTGGTCCAGTCGATCCACGTCGTCGTTTTGCAGAGCTTCGCCGATCGCCCTCTCGGTGTCATCATCGAAGATACTCCGGACGACTTCCTTGCCTCGATCGGCAACCGCCTGAATATCTTGCTCGACCTCAGCCTCGAAGGCGGCGCCCGTCGCCTGCTCAGAGGCGTACTCGAGTCCCTTGACGTTCTCCCGATAGGCCTGTACAGCCTTCTCGGGGTCAGAGAACTCGCCCTCCTTGCGCAGCAGTGCGTACGTGCGCTTGACCGAGGCGATCTCCTCGTCGGCGATGTCCTGGTACTTCTTCTTGAGTCGCCCGCGCACACCGAAATATGTGCAGACGCTACCGGTCGCTACCCCCGCGGAAACGAGGCCGACCGAGGTCAGAATGGTCTTGTTCACTTACTCGTTCCCTTCTTGCTGGTTCGACGGGGGTTCCTGGGTGCGTTCGGCTGAGCTTGCTCACGGAGCTTGCGGAAGAGCTCGTTGTCGCTGAACGGGCGCTGCGTCAGGTGAGGCTTGCGCACGAACGGCTTCTTCTCGTCCTTCTTAGTCTCCACAGGCTTGGTCACCTGCTTCTTGGGCTGCTTACCGACAGGCGGCTTCGGCTTCGGCTTCGGCGTGTTGTTCTCAGTCATCAGTGTTCTCCCCTTGTCTGTCTGATGAGGTTTTGTCGATCTACTGCTATAGAAACTGGTCCGTCTAAGACGCGGCGGCAATCACGGCACCAAAGACGGAACCAGCCTATAGCGATAATTTCGTCGCCGTAGATACCTTCCACATTCACATGCGGACATCTCCAACGGCGACGAAATTGCCATCACTTCATCAGATATCGTTGATGATCACGCCGTCGACGTTGAAGTCGAGGAGGATCGAGCGCTCCTTACCGTTGACGAACTCGCGAGCCTTCTGGCTGGAGAAGTCGTAGATGTTGAAGTCGATGTAGCCGTCCGAGTTCGCGTGCTTGAGGGACCAGCCGACCATCTGGCCAGCCTGCGTCCGCTCGAGACCGAGATCCTCGTAGACGTCGTTCAGGAAGACGAAGCCGTCGATCTGAAGTCGGTCGTTCCAGTAGTTCTGCTTGGAACGCAGAAGCACCAGGTTGTACTCCGGCTGCTTGGACCACTCGGTCGACAGCTCGTCGAAGTACCTGGCATACACCGAGTGCTTGTTCGGGTCGACCGTGGTGACCTGGACTTTCTCACCGTTGCGGGTGCGCTCCTTGGTCTCCATGCCCTGCCGGAACTCGAAGTCCTTCTCCTCACCGAGCTCCGCGACCACACGCTTGCGGTACTCGTTGAACGAGGCGTCGAGAGCCTTGTAGGCTGCCGCGAGAGCCACGTTGCGCTTCCGCATGATGCCGTGAGCGCCGAGGATCGACACGACCGAGACCGCACCGAGCGTTGCCGCAGGCGAGTAGAGCTTCGCGATCGACATGATGCCGTCGATACGAGCTTTCGCAGCAGCCTTCGAGTCCGGAGCGTTCTGGATGTTCGCACGAGCGATGTCGACCAGGGACTCGAGCTCGAGCGTCGCCTTCGATGCCAGCACGACCGTACCGATGCCGCTGGTGATACCCACGCCGGTCAGGATCTCCGGACCATAGCGGTGAGCGACCGTCTTGACGGGCTTGAGGACCTTCGCGGTCTTCAGCGTCGCCTTCAGGTACTTATCCGAGTGCTTGAACGCCCGGATCGAGGTGTTGATGTTCATCAGGATTGCTTCTCCTTGGGTTGTTTGCGTTGTTGTTCGAGCCGCTTCTGGAATATGGCATATACTTGTCGATCGCTCATTGCGTCGAGACGCTCTTTCCATCCTCCGCCGTAGAGGACAGAAAGCTGTTGTCTCATGCGATCAATTTGCGGGGATGCCAAGACGATGTTGCAATCGTCGAATGCGGTCGTGCTTGTACTTCGACCAGAACAGCCCCTGCGCTAACTCGAGGTCGGCAAGCTCTTTGCGCAACTCTATTCTGTACTCCGCTTCATTGAGCGGTAGAGGCGGCGGGGTCTCCTCGTCTGGCGCGGTCATCGCTTGTCGATCGGCTCAGGACGAGGAAGATCGAGGATATAGCCACCACCGTTCAGACGCCGTACCTGGGCGCCTCGGATGTTGAACCAACCCCACTTCTCGTCGGTGAACTCACCAGTGACGCCGACCATCTCGTTGAGATCGGAGACACTGACCACGTCGTACTTACTAATCAGCTCGCTCATGCCATCGAGCACCGCGTCAGCGTCACCTCGGTTGTCCAGGACAATATCCCGGAAGTCGCCGCCTCGCTTCGGAGAGGTCACCCCTTGCCGAGGAGCGTCCTGCTCACTACCTCGACCGGACGGCGAGGAGAACCGGTTGTAGCTGACATAGCCGTTGCCGGAGCGGTTGTTGCCGAAGCTGCCGCCTCGAGACGCATATCGGCTCCTCGTGTTGTCACCGAAGAGTGCTCGCTCGATCGATTGCGTCACGACGTCTGACACGAGCGACTTGATCTGCGGAAGGACCACGTCGAACAGGACGTAGTTACCCACGTTCTCGATGCGGTCACCGGCGAAGGTCTCTGCGATCTTGCGACCCAGACCCTTCTTGCGCTCGTGCGCTTCTCCGGTGATTACCTTCTCGACCCTCTTCTCCGAACTACTTCCCTGGGCCTCTCGATCCTGCTTGGTCTTGTTCGAGTTGCCGGGGTAGTTGACGCGGACAACCTTCGCGGGCTGTGCGCCGTCATCGACCTGCATGGTCTGGTCTTCTTCTGCCATGATGTGCCTTTTCCTTTGTTAATGAGTCCGGAGAAATCGGATGAGTAGGTAGATCAGCCAGAGGCCTCCTGTGATGCCGGTCATGAAGAGGTCGAACAGCAGGTGAAATATGCCGTAGGAGCTCTTCTTGGTTACACGATACTCGTGGATGATGCGCTTTGCCATGATGGCCCTTTCAAGTGAGGAAAAACAGAAGGCCGTGTGGCACTCCTGTTTTCTCGAGCCGTGGCTCAGTCGCTGGTGTCTCCGACCACCTCGTCGACGGCGTTCTTGATGTTCTTGACCTGCTCAGCGGCCTTGTCGATCGAGTCCGTCGCGTACTTGGCTGCTGCCTCACCGACCATGTTGGACAGCACGAGGCCGCCGATCGCCATGAGCGGACGAGTCAGGTTGAACACGCCCAGCTGCTTGGCCGGGAGCGTCGCCTTGATGGTGTTGCCGACGATCGCACCGGCGCCTGCAGAGACGACGATCTCCGCGATGCCCTTGGAGAGGTTGACGAGATTCATGATGTTGCCTTTCGGGTTGTGGGTTGCGCTGACTACTGCAAAAAACAGAGAG